AATTTAGCACTTGTTGATAAGATTTTTGGATTAACAGAAGGAAATCATTTAAAAACAGATGATATGCTTTTAAAAGAACTTCGTTCAATGATTCCAGAGCAAATTATTAATTTACCAAATGAAAAAGAATTAAGAAAACTTGCTGCTGTAGACAATGAGTATTATATTACTAGCAAAAAAACAGGTATTACAAAAGAAATTACAGAACAACAAGCATTGTCTTATTATAGGGATGCTCCTGTTCTAGGCCCGATATGGCAAGATATAAAAAAGGTTTTAAATAGTTTAAATCTTTCTTATGAAGAAAAAAATTATTCAGAATTAGATGCACCTATTGTTGTTAGTTTTTTACCAGAAGATTTACATTTTAAAATTCCAAGATTCCATGAAAAACCAAATAACCTTTCAGATAAAAAAGCTCCTCGTGAACACGAATATGTAAACGATGGAGAAAATGTAGATGAACTTTTAAGAATAACTGGCAGAGAGTCTGAGTCTGGAAAAAGAGAATCAGTAAGATATTACATAGCTAAAGCTGCTAATGATGTTTTAAATGGATTAAATCAAATAAGCAAGATTACTCAAAAGGGAGCTGTTACTCCAACTGGTAATTTGTGGGATGAATCTGCTTATAATAAATCAAAAGAACATTTTGAAAGTGCTTATGATAATTTAAAAAATGCATATAGTATATCTTTAGAAGATTTTGTAAAGGCTATGTTTAGAGCTTTAAAGAAAATACCTGCAGAGTTTAGAGATAGAGTAAGAGAGTTTTTATTAAAATGGGCTAGAGAAAAAGATTCTGGAATAGATAACAAAGTTAATACTAGAAATGCTTCTATAGGTATTATTGAGTTAATGGGATTATCAGGTCGTAAAAGAGCAAGACTATCTAGAGAGCTTATTGATTCTGGAACTATGGATAGAATAGTTGATTCAATGCTTAATAGAAGTTCAGAGTCTGATAGTTTATCTAGAGAAGGAACAGAGTTAGAGGATTCTTCAGATGCAGAAGAAGTATCAAATGATTTAGCTTTTTGGACTGAATCTTATGATTTTAGAAATGAACAATTTTTTAATTTCTTAGAAGAGTCTGATTCAAAAGGTTGGTTAACTAAAAAACAAGTTGCTACTTTAATGGAGATTGTATTAACTGGAGATAAAAATCTTTTTATGTCTCATATATTAGGAGAATATAATTTTGCTCCAGATACAATTGAAAAAAGTAATATGGCTCAAAGTTTCTGGGTAAAAAATCAAGAAATTAATAGAATTACTGGTTCAGAAAAACCATCTTGGTGGTATGCTAATTTAGATGAAACTGGAAACAGACCAAAAGGCAGAAGTTCTAAGAAAAAATTAATACCTAAAGTTGGTGGTTCTCCTATATATGGTAAAGATATTAGAAGCAATAAAGACTTACCAAGTACATATGTTGTATCATTTGCTGATTGGGCATTAAAGAAAAATCCCTATATGGGAGAAGAAATAAAAATATCAAGAATATATTTAAATGATATAGTTGATGTTTGGAAAGGCGAAAAAGACGATAGTGGTAGTAAATACTTTGGTAAGCAAGCATGGATTGATTTAGGTAGAGGAAAAGAATCATTAGTTCGTAAATGGGATAATGAATTTGCAGCTGGTGTAAAAGATTCAAAAGGAAATGTAGTTGTAAGAACCGTTGTTGAAATAAAAGCAGGTGGTAGTAATCCTTCTTTTGTTGTTGCTAGAGTTCCAGAATTTGTATTAGAGTTTTCAAATGATATGGAAGCTGTTAAAGGATATTTTGATACAGAAGTTGAAATGGGTAATATGACAAGAGAAATGTCTAAAAACTATATCACATCTATTAAAGAATCAAATGCAGTTGATGGCGTTGGCAATAGATATGCAGCTGCTCAACATATTACTATGCATGAAGTAATGAAAAGAACACATGGTTCAGAATACTTAATGAGAACAGATGATATATTGCATCATTCTAGAAGAGCTCAAATATCTTATGCAGAAGGAGTTGTTCCAATTGGAGTTGGTTCTCATACGATTAAAATACTAGACCAATCAAAAACATTTATTGTTACTCCAGATGGAAGAACAGAACCAATGGTAGAATATATTGCAGGCTTAGCAGGTAGAAGTAGAAGTGATGGTGCATCTTTAGTTGAAACAGAACACTTAGATAGTATTGCTAAAAGTTTAGGAAGAGAACCAATTCAAGGTGGAACTCCATTAAGAGAAGTAAAAAGTGTTGTTTGGTTTAATAGTAGAGAAGATGATTTTAGTAAAAACAATTATCCTTCTAAAGATTTTAGAGGCTCTGAAGTCTGGGAAGGTGTTCATTATTTAGCATTAAAGCATAATGATTTTGTTATAGACGAGGGATTAAAGTTTGTAGATGCAAATGGAAATGTTCTTGCTTACAGTGTTAAAGAAAACAACCATATAAGAATATATGATGGAGATGATAATAGAATTACTAGATTGTCTACATTAGATGAAGCAAAAGAACCAGATGGTGGTTCTGGAAGTTTTAAATTAAATGGTAGAGTTGCTACTAATGTTCTTACACTACCAGAAGAATCATTGCGTGTTATTAAGATGCCTAATCAAAGACCTAAGAATAGCGCAGCTTTTCCATTTAGTTGGTTAAGTAAATTATATGAACCAGAATTTGAAAATCTAAGATTAGAAATAGAAAAAAGATTATTAAATATTGCAAGAGCAAACGTACAAGCAATGTATGATGCTAGAAAAAACCCAGAAGTAATGGCTGCTTTATTTGGTCAAATGAAATCTGATAATACTGTCTTTATGAAAGAAACAGATGCTCTTATTGAACCTATTCCAGGCCAGATAATTGGAGATGGTCATATGCATCCACATCTTATTAAAGGGCATATAGAACCAGTTAAAAACAAATTAATTGGGCAGAATGCTTATGGTGGTAGGCGTAGAGGATTTGGTAATTATCCTGTTATTAAATCTGATATAGATGGTGTTAAAGTATCTTCTTATGATGGTGTTGCTATAAGTGAAGATGATGCTACAATGACAAACTTTATTAAGCAAAAGTTAAATTTAGATAGAAGTTTAAGAGGAGAAGATTTACAACAAGCATTTAAGGAAAGTGTTAGGGGAAGAAGACCAATATATATATTAGCAGGTAGACACCCAGCTTATAATCTAAGTAGTTCTGTTCAAGTTAAAGTAGAAAATATAGTTCCATCTGGACATGGTAATGTAGTTTGGTTTCATCCAGACATGGTATCTGGGCCTTTACAGGCAGACCAAGATGGTGATAATAGTTTTCTTCATGTTATGTATTTTGGTGAAGGATTTTCTGATGAAACAATTCCTAGACTTATGTCGCAATCGAAAGAAGCCTTTAAAGAAAAAGAGGTGTATTCTAGAGTTGAGATATTTAAAAAGAAAGATAGAAATTTAAAAGTCAATTCTAAATCAGATATGTATAAAGCATCTCAAATGATTGGAACTGGTATAAATGCTCAAGGTGTAGCAACAAACGCTGTTACATTCTTTGAAGATATGCATTACAAGGGATTTAAAGCTACAATAGGTGGTCAATCTATTATTGCTAGAGACCCCCATAAAGATATGGTTCTTATGGATTATGCTCCTTTGAATGATGATATATCACAAGAATATCTTGATGATTTGAATCTTGGTAAATTGGTTAATAAAAATGGTGAAACATGGGTTAGTGGAGATAAATATTTAATGACAAGTCCTAGTAAAGAATTGGGATTAATTTTACAAGGAGCTGTTGACCATGTAAAAGAATTATTATTGCATGATTGGAAATATGGTGGATATGATTTCCTTATCCCTAAGATGTTTGTACAAGACACAGGAGCTCCTATAGGTCAAAAACAATCTAGAACAATAGCAAGGTTATTAAGAAAAGAACTTACTTATGGCGGATTAAGACATGGTAGAGACCCAGATTCAAGAAGGTCTAAATCTATAGAGTCTATGTTTGATGATAGTAAAAAAATGTATGATTTAAATCAAATGCTTGGTAAAGCAAGGGGAACAGAAATTGCTAAAAGAGCAAACAATAGAAGAGTAAAGAATGGTGAAAATAGCAGAATGGCTCGAGAAACATTACCTATTGAAAAACTAGAGTTTAATAATAATCTTACTACATTAGAAAAATTAATTGCTGTTCCTCATGAAGTAACTGTTAAGTATCAAAAAGAAAATCCAAAAGATATAGTATATAATCACCCGTGGGGTTATGCACCAAATAGAATAGTAAATGCAATAACAGCTACTCAAAAAGAACTTTTAGCTATGCAAAAAACTGAACAACTTTGGTATCCAGAAACTAAAGAATGGAAATCAAAGAAAAACGAAGCAATTGCATTTATTAATCAATTAGCTACTGAGTTTTATGGAATAGCAAGAAGACAAGAAATATTTGATGATGCAATGTCAGATTCTTTAACATCTGCTAGTTACCCATATGCTGATGAAATAATAGATTTAGTGGAAAAATGGTACAATGAAGGCGATAAAAAAAGAAAGATAAAGGCATTTAAGGATTTAGATGAACAGCAACAAGCATACGCTACATTAAAGTTTTTAAGGGGAACTGAGCCTCAAATGAAACAGATAAGAGAAGGTGTTAAAGTTCGAGCAACAAAGATTATTAAAACGATGGTTAAAGTATCTGAAAGAATTGCTGAAGAAAAATCAGAAGGACAAAAAGAGCATTTAAGAAAAAGTTATAATAAACTTAGGGATGATTTAGATAAGCTTACAACAGTTACAACTATTAATAAACAACCTAGATTAAGGAATATAGAAGCAATACTCCCAAGACAATTAATGCACCCTGGCGTTTGGTCTGAGTTTATAAATAGATTTGGCCCGAACCTTAGAAAAGCATCTGATAAAGCTGTTAAATTAAGAATGAGAAGAGAACTTGGTATTAACGAACTTATTACAAAGGATTGTCCATAATGTTAGGCCCGACAAATTGCGATGTTAAAAAACTTTATACTCAACTTGATAAGGAAATGTATAATGATGTTTTAGATAGAATTGATATGGGAATACAGGACATGATAGAAGCTCCTGTTATAGAAATACAAGAAGGAATAAAAGAGCAGCTTAATCAAATATTAAAACCAGCTGAAAGAAGATTATTAAAAAGAGAATTAAAAAGAGAAGAAGATAGATATAAAGAGCATCAAACACTTTATAAGTTTTTAGAAAAATCAAGTGAAGATATGTTTAGAGATGTTGAAATTTTTGTTGTACCAGAAGACTTTGTAGAAACTAGGATATTTCAAATAAGAGAGTTTTTTGCACAAGCATTTAATGAATTACCTTTTGCAAATAAAAAAGATTTAATGAACTCTGGATTAAACAACAGAAGAGATTGGGATGCTGGTAAAATTAGAGCAATAAGAAAAAGAATAGTAACATCTCATAATAAATATTTTAAAAGAGGTAAAGGCACAGATAAGCTAACAAACTATGAAAACACAATAAAAGGCTCTATGAAAATGGCACTTGATTTAGACCAAACTGGAGCAGCAGCTAAACTTTTATCTATGTCAAAAGGTATGCTTGATTCTTATTTGCAAGCTCAATATAAATGGATAGAAGGATACTTAGCAGGTGGTGAATATTCAGAATTGAATTTAACTGCTATAGACAATCAAATTACAGCAGCTGCTCAAAAAGGTGATATATCTGAGCAAAATTTAAAGCCTATTCAAAAAACAAAAGTAGCTGTTAGATTATTTGAAGAACTTGTGCATAGTGAAGTTAGAAACATTATACCTCAAAATATACCAACAACATTAGCAGAATTTAATAAATGGAGAAACTCTTGGTTAGGTAAAAAGTTTTTTGAAATGCAAAAATTTCAATCTGAAAGACATCAAATGGGTGTAAGTGGAGCTGAATATGTTTTAATTCCACTTCATGTTGACAAAGAAGGTGTTAATGTATTAAGAAACATAAGAAAACAAGATATTGCTGATGGTAGAATTGCTAAAGATGAAGACCCTGGAAAGTTTGAAAATGCTTATATAGCATATAGAGTACCAGAGGATTTTAATTCATTCTTATCTGACATAAGAACAAAGAAAAAAATATCTGAACAATCATTAGAAAAACATTTGCTTGACAATGAAGTAGAAGAAGGTTTTTATACTGCTGGTGATGATGCTGTTTTTGATTATGAATTTATAGAAGGAACTAATACTCCAAAGAAAAAATATACATCTTTTAATAGGGGTGTAGATTATATGGGAGAATTTAATTACCAACCTCCATCAGAATGGATGCCGGGAATATGGAATGCATTAGAAGACCAAAGAAAATTTGCTGAATTATTTTGGAAAGATATTGTTATTAATGAAACTGCTCTTCTTAATAATGAAATGAAATCATGGGAGCCTAAGCTTCTTTCTCAACTTGCAAATGCTGGATATGACCCAGAGATGATAAAAGAATTAATTACTATGGTTGAAAATATGGGCATAGAAAATAATTTTTGGCAAGATGGTCAAGGCAACTATGTTTCTGCAAATACATTAGCAAGAAAAGCATCTAGATTTAGTTACGGGCCTATTTCTTATTTTCCAGCTGATAAAAAATCAATGATGAGAGAAGCTATAGATGGTATAGAAACTAAAATAGAAAATATTGAAGCAAGTATATCTCTATATGAAAACATACTTAATGGTGAAAATGTTCCAGAAGATGAAATTTATGAAGCAGAACAAAGTATTGAAATAGGCGAAGCAAGACTAGAAGAACTAAATGAAGCTCTTGACGCAATAAACAATTTGTTATTTGGAGACCCAGACACTCATGAAGGTAGAGAAAAGTTAAAAACATCTCAAAGAATATTAAATACAAAACACAGGTCTTTGTTTGCAGATAAAAAACGAAGAATAAAAGACAGAAGTGTTTGGAGAAAATATGTTACTGATGTATTTAGAGCAAATGAATCCAGTAAATTGAGAATACAAGGATATAAAACTCTTTTTGCTTTACGCAATTCTCCAAGCTTACTTAAATATTTAATTAATGAAGTAAGAAATTCTGTAGGAGAACCATTTACTGATGCTGGATTTATGGGATTTGATTGGACTGAAGAAAATATTGCAGAATTATGGCCAGGTGAAGCCACACCAGAAGATGTAAGAGCTCTTGGGTTGTTTGTAAGGGGTTGGAAAACTGGTGCAAACTTAGGTATGTGGACTTCATTTACAAATAATTTTCAAAGAATTACTCCATTTTTAAATTATGGTATAGAACCAATGATGGAATCATTTAGAGCATTAAGAGATGGAGACCCAAGAAGTGGTGCGACATCTGAAGAATTATTAGCACAAGTTAGAGAGACTGGTGTTTTAGAGCCTGCTAATGCAATGATTGATATGTTAGTAATGGGAATAGGTGGTATAGAAACTGATTATTTAGAAGGACTTCTTCCAATAAGAGATATGATGGCTTTGTGGAAAAATACAACTTTAAATGGTTGGTTAGCTAGTAGTAAAGGTTGGAATAATATATTAGCAAGAGCAAGGGGAAGGTCTGAAGGAGAAAAGATTCAAGTAGAAGAATTAATTAGAATAAAAACCTTACTTTGGGAATTTATGCACCATGATAAAGGAAATAAAAAAGAATTAAAAAGAATGCTTAGAGATGCTAAAATAGGATTGAGGCAATCATATATAAACAGATTAGTGCATTGGAAAATATCATGGTTCCCAGCTGGTGCTAAAATTTTTACGTTAAAGGGTGGCGAAGAACAAATGAGAGCTGAAGTAGCTGTAATGGGATTTTTTAAAGCAGACGATTTAGGAAGAGTTGCTAAGCCAGCAAATAGAAAATGGAAGTACACAGATTCTCAAGACGCTGTTGATATGGCAAGGCTTTATGTTTATGCTAATTTATTTGGTATGAACTCACCTCATTTACCTAAAATGTTTAGAGGTGCTTTTGGAGCAACTACTTTTCAATGGAGACCTTATGATTATTTTCAAACACAAGAAGACCATAGAAAATTTAAAAATGCAATATTAGCATCTCCATCAGAAAGTCCCATTCTTGGAGGAATGGCTTTAGTTCCTAGATTAATGTTGCATATAATGAAAAAAGGAATACGAGCACCGGGACTTATTTCTGAAACATATGACAAAAAATTTATAAAATGGATTGATAGTATTGTTCCACTAGAAAAAAAGTGGGATGATAAAATGTTAGATGATTTAGTAAACTTTTTATTAATAAGAGGAACTGCATCTGTATTAGCAACGACTATGTTTTATAGTAATGTTGGCTATGGAGCATGGAGAACATTAAATCAAACTGCTAGAATGGCTGGTTTAAGAAATCCAATGAGTCAAAGAGCTATATTTGGATTAGAAAGTCCTCTTATATCAAGAAGTTTACACGCACTTATGTTAGCATTACTAACAGCTAAAGTAATAACAGCCGATGATGAAGAAGTTTATGAAGATGTAGTTCGTGATTATGCGCCTGCATTTTGGTTTACAATATTTATATGGATGATGGATTTTGAAAAGAATTTTTCAAGAGGATTAAAAACATGGTTACCAAGTCCACTTAGAGAAACAGCTCCAAAAATTATAGATGGATATTTTGATAACTAGCAAAAAATAAGGCAGACACCAAAACTCGACCTGTTCTGATGCCTGCCCGTTATCCCTTAACCGAAGGAAACTATCTTAGCAATATCAATATTATATCTAATTGCTTTTTCATTTCTTTTATTAATTCTCTAAGCTCCATTACTGCTTCTTTTATATCTTGTTTATTGTTCATCAAATTTCATCCCAGGCCCGAATTGAAAATAAAACTTATATAATCCAATTAACATCATTTGATTATATGGTGTAAAATTCAAACCAAACCAAACTAATCCCCCAAATAAATTTAATTCAAAGTGGAATTGTTTTAGGTATGCGGATATAGAATACATTTCTATCTTAATTAAATATGGAATTTCAAAGTTCCACATATTTTCTTTTTCAATTTGCATTATTTTCCTCCTTTTGTTTAAACATTGCAAAAACATCTAGCTTTTTATCAAGACTCATATCTTCTACTGTTTCTTTTAAGTATCCATACATTGATATTATTATTGCGTCTGATGTATTTAGTGTTACTCTTTTTTTGTTTTCCATTGGAACATTTTGTTTATCAATTACATTTTGCGCTAATGTTTTTAATCTGTGTTTTCTATTTTGTTTATCTTTTGGTAATCCTAATGGCTTCATCCATAGTTGTGGAGCAACAAGTTTGCATTCAATCTGAAACCCTTCTAGCAACCCTTGCCATATTCCATAGTTGACTCCGAATTTAAACGCACTGCTACGAGCATCTGTAGGGAAAGCGTGTACTTGCTCAAGATAGGCTATTTGGCTACCAGACCAATTGTTACATATTTCATATAATATATAATATGCATCTCTTATTGTCTTTGGATATTTATGAAACTCTACAATGAGTCCTCTTTTACATACTGCTATTCCCCCACTTTTTCCAGGGTCTATTCCTAATATTGTTTTGCTCATTAAAAATCCTTTCTTTCTGTGTAATTATGCCTAGTTGTATACTTTTTCTTTTTGTAGTAATAATTCCTATTTATTTTAGGTTGATATTTTTCTCCAATAATTTCACCATCAAATATTTTTATTACCTCACTTGTTAATGTGTTACCAGCTTTATAACCTATAAGTGTATTATTATATTGCTTACAACCATTATCAAATGTTTCTTTAGGAATTAATTTAGGTTTGCTACCCTGAACAATCCTGAACCAATAACAAGTTCTGTTATGCTCAAAGTAGCAACCATTACAACTTTTACGCAATATTAATTAACTGGTTCATCTCCTATGGCCATATCCTTGTTCATATAATAAGAACATCTGTTCCCATTAAATCCAACAGGATAAGTTCCTACTTTACCATATCTACTCTTTGATATAATAATTTCACTTCCATACCTATCGTATCTTTCGTGGTCAAAATTATATCCATAGAATACAAATACAGCAGATTCAGCAGTTTGTTCTATTACACCACTTTCTGCGTAATCACTCATTCTCGGCCTAGGGTCTATTCGTTTTTCTATTTCTCTATTTAACTGACTTACAAGTATTGCACTACAGTTCTCTGATTTACATATCCATTTGTATTCTTGCATTATCTTTTCGATTTCAAACCTTCTACCTTCTTTAACTCCGTTTACTTGTATCAATTGAATATAATCATCTACAATTACATCTGGTTTGTGCTTAGCAACTTCTCTCATTGCATCATCTAAGTTTCTTATGCTTTCATACATAATAAGATTTTCATATTTGCTTTTTATAGTTTCTATAGTATCTTCAAATTCTACTTCATTGTTTTCACCAACAGAGTTTTGTCTTATGTTTGCATATAGTAGATTAGGACTTTCCATTACAACGAGTTTCTTTAACATTTCAGTATTACTCATCTCACGATTAAACATCATTACTCTGTATCCTTGCTCAATTAATCCTTTAATTATGTTTATTACTAATGTTGTTTTACCATGTCCGGGCCTACCACCAACTACAGTTATTTCTTTTCTAGTCATTCCACCAGCTGAGAAATCAAGATATGGTTTATTAAATGGTATTATATTTGTTTTATCTTTTATGTTGTGTCTCATCTCTTCAACTAAATCAGATATATTTATTTGTTTAGATGGTTGTATTTCTCTTAGTTCGGATATTAATCTGGTATGTGTTTCTAATATGTTTCCTACTTCTTTATAATCTTCATAACTTGCATCAACTAATTTTCTAGCAGATTTAGCAGTTTCTCTTTGTATGTATTTTTCCCACACTATTCTTGCATACTGCGTTACATTTGCTACAGTTGGTACTTTTTCTGCTAATCCAGTTAAGAGATATGCTTGAGCATCGCCAGTCATATCTTTCATTTTATCTGATAAAGTTATTAAGTCTATTTCAACATTGTCTCTGTATAGTTCTTGTATTGATTTCCAAACATTTTTATTATTTTTATCATAAAATGCATTATTGTCTCTTATCCATGCTAGTGCTATTTCTATTTCTCTATCTCCTCCAACAATTGCACATCCCAACAAAGCTTCTTCAGCCTCAGTTGAGTTAGGCATTATTTTCAATTCCTCTTTTTTTATTTCTTTCATAATTCCTCCTTTGCTTGAAAGATATTGTATTGAGTACTAGGTTCGTAATTAGTAATTACATATTCCTTTCTACCTTTACTTCTATGTTCGTCTGTTGCTCCTGCGTATTTTATGTTTATAGTTTGCACATTATAGTTTTTATACAATTCATATACTTCTTCTCGATAATCATAGCTTACCATAAAGTATGCTCCACCTTCATCTATCCTATCTACTGCTTCTTTCATTCTTAAATGGTCATCTGCGTTAAATGTGTTCATATAATAATCTCTTTTTTGCTTAGCCTTTTCTGTTGCTATAAAGTAAGGAGGGTCTAAGTACCACAAATCACCTTTGCGAGGCTTATATCTCCTTACTAATTCTTCAAAATCAAGATTTTCTATTGTAGAACCTCCTATAAACTTCCTTGAATACTCTAACTCCATATCAAAGTTCTTGTTTAAGTCTTTATTCATAGCAAAAGGTGTATGTATTAGTTTGTTAAAGCTATACCTTATAGCATAGAAATACTTAGCAGCTTGATAAGGGTCTGGTATTTCAAATTCCTTCTCAGCCTTTATCTCATCTCTATAATTTACGAATAAATCACGAGATTTGGGAATCCAAAATAAATAATGTACAAGCTCATCGTATTTTTCTATTACACATATATATAGATTTACAATATTTCTATCAATGTCATTTAATACATTCCATTTAGCTTTGCTCTTTCTAAAGAACATCGAAAGTCCACCTGCAAATACTTCGAAGTATCTCTCATGTGGGGGGAGCAATGGAATAAGTGTTTTACTCATTTCATATTTCCCCCCATAATAAGGAAGCACTATTGGACAATCGTACCAATCGAGGCTAGGCACGCGCCCCTCCCTTAGTGGCCATGCTCTTCACAAGATTATATAACTTTGATTCTAACTTATGTGTAGATTCTAATTTTCTATCTAATCCATGAGTTGCTACATTAGTACCAACATTGAATAAATCCCACAGGTTCTGAGGTTTGCTTTCAATAAGTTTCTGGGTAATATATTCTGAAGATGTTAGTGGAAACAATTTTAACATTTTAAGAATATGATTATCCCTTACTTTTGTATCAAGTAACAATGGAAACTCTTCTTTCATTATTATCTTTGTCTTATTAATCGTTTCGTCTATTACTCCTTCAACATCATTCAATGCCATGTTTTGAACAATATGTTTATTCTTATATTTAGTAGCAACAACTCCTATTACTGCTCCATTAAGACATATCAATCTAAATGCTCCTGCTATAATATTAAGACCTACTGTTCCATCATAACTATTTTGCCAAATAATCTCTGGAGTCATTTCATCTTTTTTGCTTAGAGTTACTTTATGGTCTGGAAATTCCCATTTAACAACAGACCTTGCTCCATTGCCAAATGTCTGAACTTCTTTTATTCTTCCACCATTCTTTTTAATTACATCAGCAGACTTTTTATTTATAAACTCATTCTTTACAAGTTTATAATTATCTGTCATACAACTAAGTATCTGGCCCGTATCCTCTCTCATTATGAATTTATATCCAGTATCTTTTACAAAATCATTTCCTAGTTGTGCAGGCACTTCTCTAACTGGAAACATTATGTCATTTATATTTGCTTTCATTATTTTCCTCCTTCAAGGTGTGGGTTTGTTTTAAAACAGTATTTACATCCACTATCATCACACATAATACAATATGGGTGGTCAAATGGAGATGAAAAGAAATTATGAGTTCCTCTTATTACTTTTTCTAAGAAACTATAATTAGTTTTCTTTTTTCTTATTGTTTTTTTCTTTTTCATTGCCTTCTCCTTTATCGTTTATTATTGGTGGAGCAGAGCCAAGAAGTTTTCTTTCATTCTTTGACAACTTCTCCTTATTCTTATCTCTTGATAGAATTATTGATTTTAAATATCCATATCCTTTACCATATAAATAATGTTTTCCTTTGTAATATTCATTTAATCCCCATATTAATGTTTGGTCATTAACATTGTCTACATTATACAGAAAGAAATAATATTTATCTCTTTCAGCATCTGAAGGTACATTATCTTTTATACAATGCGCAACTTCTCTTAAATGTTTTCTTGCTACGCTACTTCTTTTCTTTAATAACATATTTATTTTTGATATATAATTATGTTTTTTAAAGAAATTAAATCCACATTGAGGACACTCAAATGCTTTTGTTCCCTCTCTCATTTAATTTTTTCCTCCTATTATGTTCATGTTTTTTTTGGCTGCTTCTTCTATCTAATCCAACTTCAATCCACCACCCATTGCCATGCTCTCTAAGTAATTCATTTTTATCTTTGATATATTTAGGGTCTATTAAACTCTCATATTGAAATTTTGCACTCTTCATCCCAATACCTTTACTTCTGTTTGTGGAGCCCACCTATGTCTTCCTAAGTAATATGAATCTTCTTTACTTCTTTCACAGCTTGTAACATATACTATACAAGATGTATCTGTAGATTCTAACAGTATTGCTTTACAACTAGAAGACATTACTAATTGACCAACAGGTACTTTATATAAGAACTTTAGGCCCGGTGATGGTTTAGTTTTAAAACTATCTTTTAATGCTTTTTTTGCTAGTTTTTTATTATCTCTTAATCTTTTTCTATATTCTTTATCTTGTTTTGATAGCTTGTTCCTCATATAATTCCTCCTTTTTAATTAAATCATCTTTTATTTTAATAATATCATTTCTAAGATTTCTAAAACACACTTCATATTCATAGTTACTCATAGTTTCAGCACATTTTTCAGCTATTACTAATGCAACTATAAGATTTTGCATCTCTTCTTTACTAAATCTTATTAAAGCAGTGGATTTATTTAACCACTCCTCATTTGTTTGTTTTAACATATCTTTCTCCCTTTTTATATCTTAATTTTAATTGATTTAATCTTTGATGGCCAGCACTTCCTTCTTTTAATGTTCCGCATTTCACCATCCACTCATATAGGGAAATAAGATTTTTTAATGATATTCCATTGTCGTTTGAATTGTTAAAAATTGGATGTATTTCTTTTAAATTCATTATTCCTCCTCGTCAAATGGTGATTTATAATCTGGATGTAATACTGTTCCTCTCCAAGCCGATTCTGCTTCTTTGCTAAGTTTTTTATCATATTCTGATATTTCTACTTGTTCTTTTTCAAATCTATATTCTATATCATCACCTAAATTATTGTATTCATCAGCTGTTGTTGGTTCTGAATCAAGAGCTATTTGAGCAACTGTTTTTAAATGAGATGGATTTGCTTGGTCTGATGCACTTGCTATATCTAACAATGCTTTTTTATAAATTTGTTCTTTTGACATGATTTACTCCTTTGATTGTGGTGAAGGAGGGAGGGTGGCCTTTTGAAAGAGATAAGAAGTATATGAAGAAGGAAAAATATACTCAGCCACCCTCACATACAATTTATCTCTTTTTGTACAAGCCATACAAATAGTTTTATTTGATTTGACCCAATACCTTCATGTTATGATATTGTAATGATTTTTTCATTTCAAGTTCATTAACATATTGTTTTTTATACCATTTGATTTTATAACTACCAAACTTAACACCAAACTCATTTTCAACCATTGTTGTTACTATTTCTTTATCGGCCATCCATTTTAAATCTTTCTTTAAATTACATATTATAGCAGCCAACCTAAAACTTCCGAACATTTTTAAAGCATCTATCGGTGTTATACTATTTCCTGCTTCTAAGTATTTTCTTACTTTACTTGCTTGTGATTCTTTTCTTTTATTTTTCATTTAAACCTCCCAAGACTGAGGAGCCTCCTACTATCCACTATACGGTGAGGAAATGAAAGTTCGTGAACGACCTTTCGGTTTTTTTTCACCCAAACCTCGGTGTATAGCTTCATACTTCGGTCAGCTCCTCAGTATGTTATTAACAACTAATTAAAATGGTACGTCATCTCCATCTATTTCATCTACAGATAACGAATCTCCACCTTCCCAAGGCTTTACGCCCATAACTTTAAAAGATGTTCTCCACTCTTGCTGTTCTGGTGGAAGATGTTTTGTATCAGATGTTACATATTCTTGCCTTCTTAAATCAACAAGAACTGGTTTACCTTTTACATCTTCTTCTTCAATAAGAACAAGTTTCTTTACTTTTTTATCTCCAAGAGTTTGTTCTTCTACTTTGATACCAAGATTTTCTAATAATCCAAAGTATCTACTATTTTTAGAACCAGACTCGGAACTTGTAAAGATAAACCATCCATTATCCCAGACATCTCTTCCTACTAAATGTCCACAATCGGTGGTTGCTTGTTCTCCATTACCATTAGCAACAGGTATTCTGTTGTTATCTTGGTCTCTTTTATATTTGAAACCATCCATCTCATATACTAATTGCTCTAAATCAGCTGCCTCGTCTGCTATTTTGTATGTCATATTGACAACAATTGCTTCACCGGCCTTTGTATTTACTTCTTTAGTAGCTAAAGATTTAATATGAGCTGGATATTGACCTTCTTCAATGGGTTTCCAAGTTGAATTAGGGTCGTATACTGCATTGATTTCCTTTGCCATTATACTGATTTCCTTTCTGTTGTGTATTTTGTTATTAGTGTGTTTACTTTTTCTGTTAGTTCGATTTGCTTTTTACTAGGTGTAGCGTTTTTGCCACCTCTGTAATAAAGTGTAGGTGTTACCCACTTACCATCAGCAGTTTTTAGAACTCTTCTTACTGATGTTCGCTTTTTGCTAACGCCACCAGATTTTTCAAGTTCAGCTGCAGATTTCTTAGTAAGAACTCCTGCTTTTTTTAGCTTTTCTATGTCATCTTTACTTTGCATAGTTTACTCCTTATCTTTGTTATCGTATTGTTCAAGTGTAAATGTGTGGAACGATGGATTAATAGTTAATTGCTTATTCCTTTTCGTTTCAAACATTAACATTTTTTTACCATTAAACAGCTTTACTCCTTTATACTTAACATTTGAGAATGTTGTACCATCGTTAATTCCAACTAGGTATTCACCATCTTTGTCAAGTATACCATCATCATATGATATATCAACCTTGCGCATTTGCTACCCTTTCAAGTTTAGCCAAAGACGAACGATAATTACCTCCGTAAATATCTCCCTCTTCTATCAATGTTGATACTTGGTCATATTTTTCTGTACTTATTGCTTTAGCTGCGTCTAGTAATTCCTTTTTTTGCTCTTCAGACAGCTCTGTATCTTCTATCTGGTTTCTATATACATCATCAGCAATATTCATATACATATTAAACGCTTTCTTTATGCAATCTGTGTTTGCTGATTTAACATCGTTACCAATGTCCACAAATTCATTAGTGCCACGCTTTTTCTGTATTCTATGAGCTGCAGTCATATCTCCTTCTCTCCATATACCTTCATCATACCATTTAAGTCTACCATGTACTACAAATGCCTCACTACCTAATACTTCAGTATTTATTACTGTCCAACTCCAGCCTGGAAATTCTTTATCTGCAATTTCTCGCATATAACTAACCTCTACATATTCCATACCCATTTTCTTTTTAATAAATGGTTTAGGTGTTTTTATATTTGACACTCGTTTGTGTTTATCTGTTATCATGAGTCTTATGCCATTTATGACTTCTAAATTGTCTGCTTTAACTATATCACTCATTATTTATTCCTCCCTCTAGGTTTTCTTTGTTTTCTTTGTTTTATTTTACTAGGACAAATACTTTCGTATTGACAATAATTACATTCCCAATCCTCAAATGGAACACCATATTCCAATTCAGGTTCTAAGTATTTTTCAAATTTTTCACCATATTCAATTAAATATTCATTAAGGCCCGTCCAATATTCAAATGCTTTATCTATCCAATTAGATATAACTAATTGCTCTCTAACCATACTAGTATTCTTATTGTACCAAAATAAATGAAGATTAGTCTTTTTTGGTTCTACTTGTGATTGCATCCCTAATGCATATGTTCCAAGCTGTAGCTTATAATTCTCATTAGCATTTTGCTGTCTATTGTCTTTTCTGCCAAAGTGCTTAGTCCAAGTATAAGCAGCTGCTGTTTTAACATCATATATGTCAAGTATTTCAGAATTACCATCATATACTGCAACATCTAAAGTTCCCACAATATTTAATTCTGGTATTTTTATCTTATGCTCAGAAAATATAGATATATTATTATCCATTATTTCTTTTGCATTAGTTTTCATATAATGATGTACTGCATCTTCAACATCTTTATGAACAATAGTACCCAATCTTAAAACTCTTAATCCTTTATCATCTATTGATTCTGATTTGTATTCAAAGTATGCATACAATTGCTTTCTATAACATGAGCCTGATGATGAAGCATGAAATCCTTTATCTTTTTTACGCTCTATAGAACTTTTATCTTGAAGATGTCGCAAGTAGTTTTGATATGCTATAAGTATATTCATATTAGTTCCTTTCTTCCCCTAAATTTAACAATATCAAGAGTTACTATCAACATCTTTCTGCTCGCCTTCTGATAATTCTTTTGCTATTTCTTTGTTAACATCTTTGATGCTTATAGTATTTTCTATAAGATATATTCCTAATACCCATTTAAGTGCTTCTATCCATCCTTGATGTATATAATCTTCAGAACTAGTTGTTTTGCTTATATCTTGTGATAACATATCAATAAGGCAAGTTATTATTTCATCTTTAGTTCGTAGTTTCATTTTATCCTCCCCATGTTACTGTTCCATATCTATCACCAAATAATTTACTACAAGGTGGACATGATTTTTCTTTTAATTTCCCCTTGTACAAATCAGGCACTCTTTCTGTAATCCATTGTTCTTTAATATTTTTATGTTGTTTATATTTTATCTCGCATAAATTACAATAATATACTTCACTTTTGACAAATATCATGATGCAGCTAACCCCCAAAAGAAAAATGCTTTAATATTCTTTTTACCTTTATAACCTGATTCTTCTTTTGCTTTCTTTAGAGTTGCTCCTTTAAACTCAATACAATTCCATCTGGAAAACTTAGTACCATCCATTGTATCATCTACAAATTTCCAAAATTTCTTTGTACCATATCTAGGATGGTTTGTTATCATTTTAATACCATTAGATGTAGATATTGTACCATTATATCCATCATCTCCATGCCTACGTTCTGCTTCTTCTACCAATTTATTGTATGCTTCAACTGCAGTTTTGAATCTACCTATTGCAAAGTCTTGTTGACAATGTGCTCCCATTATTTTGCCTCCTTTTTATAAAGTTGATATTTTTCTTTATTCATTACTTTTAATATTTCTATTACTTCTTTACCTCTAAAGCCATCATCTCCTATTGCTATGTCAACAGCTTCTTTAATTTGCTTTTCAGTATATTTTACCATATTTCAAACCCTCCACTTTTTTCACAAAATTTTATAAACTCTTCAAAAAGCTCTTGATGTAATCGATAATTACATTCCCAGTTTTTCTGTTTACCAACTGGAATGCCTTTTTCTTTTTGAAATGGTGTATTGCACGCATTACACTTTCCCTGAACAATCTCATCATTTCTATGGCCCGTGCCTTTACAAATTTCACATTCTTCAAGTGGTAAAGAATTAAGATACTTTTCTCGTTCTTCACACATTTTAGATATGTTTAAATGTTTTAATTTTTTTGCTATTTTTGATGCTTTGTCTTCATCTATAACATATCCATCGTTCATGCTACCAGAATTATAATCTTCTGGGGTTAATATATCAGTACACAAAGCAAATACAGCTTCCCATATTGGCCTCCATCCCCAAACATTTGCTCTAAAATATGCACCCGGTGTATTAGTTTGCCACGCAAAATATGCTTTTTTCTCTTCTTCATTGTCTTTTCTTGTCCAATCTGGTGCATCTGGTTTATCTTGACCATTAGGTCTAATTCCATTTAAATCAAATCCCATGTTATTCTCCTTTTTTATTGTTATTTAAAATTTAAGTGGGGACTGAACATTTAGCGTTGAATAATTTCAATGAATCTACTAAACATTTAAAACAGACCCCACTATACTACTCATTTAATCTTAACTGTATACGCTTTAAACAAGTTACTATAACTAAATAAAGTCGCAGGAGATATGAGTAGTTATTAACTATGCGTACACGACTAGTGTTTTTCAACCTAGTCCACCACAACCTAATTATTATAATTCAAAGTGCATTGTTTAGTTTTACCACCACAATCATCTTAGCCATATAATAATTATCCACTACTCTGGTTTACCCAGCTCCCTCTGCATAGTTAAATAAATCTTAGAGGGTTGATTATTATGCAATTAGATGACTCGAGTCCTTTATAAATGGATACCTAATTACTGCTTTAAAACCCTTAAAGTTTATAAAGCACAACCCTCATTATAATATTTGCCCTGTTTGGGTGTCATGGTACAGGGCTAACCATGTAGGGGATGCGCTCACTCAGCGCTGCTATATTGTATGAGAACTGTGGTTAACCTATAGCGCTTGTTGCACTCCCGTGGATGATATACTAGGTACAAGAAGGATAAACCTAATATATATCCTATTCTTCTTCATCGTCAATTATTATGTGGTATGCAAAATTTAATCCTGTATCCTCATCATCCCATTCTGTTCTTTGTAATATAACATTAGCATTTTCTTGTATATATATTATATCGTCAACATCTAGTTCTTCCCAATATTTATATTTAATGCACCTTTTTGATGTACCACCACTATTTTTAAACTCAATATTAATTGAATCATATCCTTTTAATTTAAATAGCAATAGTATTTTTTCTTCTATTTTATTTATAGGTGCATGTATCATTTATTCCCCCATTTATCGTAATATACAGAATAATTAGTAATAATATTTGTCCATTGAGCTTTAGATAATGATGTCATTTCTCTTGCTCTTGGGTCAAACATATTATATAATCCACTTTCTTGTACATCAAGATATTCTTTGAATTGCTTTTTTGTTACTATTGATTTCATTACTCCTCCTCTTCTGTTTTGGACATATCAACAATGCCATTTATTGTATTTGTAAGTTTATTATCTGCTATTGCAATAATTCCCGTTACATCATCTTGCGATAAACCCAATTCAACACATAATGCTCTTAACATTGCAGATGCTAATTTACTATCTTTCTTTGTAACCGTACTATCATATCTGTTTGCTTGCAGTATTAATAATGATATAAAGTGTGTTAAATCACCCAATATTTCAATTACTTGGTTCTTTCTCATTTTTATCTCCTTCTTCTGTTATTATTTCAAATATTTTATAAAATATATTTAATCTATGTCTAATTAATTGTAACTCAACTATATCTTTTTCCATCTTTTCTAATCTTTCTTTATTTTCAAATATATTCTGCATCTTAGATGGTAATGAAATATAATTAAGTCTGCGCATATTATCTTCAGCTGTAAATGTAAGGTCTTGTTCTAATCTAATTATTTCATTTACTAATACCTTAATCATATCATCTTGCTTAACCATATATTCCTCCTTATTTAAAATATTTTAGTGTTTGCATCCAATATGTTATACCTTCTTTAGTATAGTAATGCCTTATTGTTTCCCATTTATAATGTAACTGGCAATATATCGTTGTACTGTCTTTATCTACTGAGTGGTTAATATCATATTTATGTTTGTCGCCAAACCTATCTTCAACAATGTAAGACTTATCATCTTTTTTACACCCTATAAATAATAAGGATATTAATAATATATATTTCATTACTCCTCCTTATTATTTTTTATTATATCTTCAAGTCTATTTGCTATTTCCATCATACTTGGTTTCATATTATTTACCCGACATTCTTTATCTGCGACTGTTCTGATTTCTTTTACTAGTTTTTTGATTTTAGATACTATTTCTTTACCTGCATATGTATCATCATAGATTATTTTTCCATTTATATCTATATATTGCATTTATTTCTCCTCTTCTACATAGTCTTCCCATTCATTATCATCTATTGATACTATAAATGGCCCGTCTTCATCTACATCAACATCATATATTTTATTTTCATAACTTAATATTGTATAAAATACTATTGCAAATGGTAGCATTGCTATTATTAATAATATACCAACCTCTAACATTAGTTATTCCTCCTTAGTTCTTCTGATACTTTATTTACTGCTTGACTATAGTTTTGTGCCTCAACAGTTATTACTCTGCCATAATATCTAAATGACCATTGATTATCATGTATTAATATAAGTGTCATGTTTGACTCCTTCGGTTATTGTGGTTTATTGTTTATTTAATTTTTCACATAATTGTACATTTTTTTTACCTAGTTGTACATTTCTATCACGAAGCATATCTATCTCATCTTTTAGTTCATTGATTACATTATCATTGTGTTGTAGCTGGTCATTCATTGTCCAACCTAACCAACATAGAAACATCATTGATATGGCTGCTATAAAACTCATTGTTACTAATAGTATGTCTAGCATTATTTACTCCTTGTTTATTTAAATACTGGTTGAGGTGCTGTGTACTTTACTTTCTTACCATCTCTCCAAATCCATCCTCTTCTTCTACTTTTAGAGATTTGTCTTGGTGTTACTCCAAGTTCACTTGCTAGTTCTTTATTTGTCTTTTTATTCATTATGTTCTCCTTGATTGTTTGCTTTGTAGATTATCACACATAAGTATGTTAGTGAGCTGTATGATAGTATAATAAATGGTAATAGTATTAAGTCAAGCATCGCATTACTCCTTGTTTATAGTTTATGCCCAAGTTTTATTAAATCTTATAATATAAAAGAAAAGAGAGTGGCTACTAATAACATCATGACGTTAAGCATGAACATGAGTCCAATATGTTTGTTACGTTCACCACTGCCCTTATACAAACCCCCTGAAAGGGGGAAAATTCCCCCTCAATTAGGCTGACATAATCGCAGACACTTTGTCCGAATCATCTCTCATCTTAGAGATTGCATCAGCTGTTGCCAAATACCTAAAGCCACTACCATCGTGCTTTACAATGTGGTGGTCTTTGCCATCAATCTTATAGGTTTCAGTTGACACCTCTAAGGTAACTTCAACAAACTTGCCATTAATTGGTAACCATAGTATTTCCATAGTTCACTCCTTTTTATTTGGTTAAGAAATAACTAAAAATCGGATTTTCACAATCCCGATATGGGGTACACTAGCCGAGTTATGGCTGTATAACAAAATGCTATAATTTTTTTGAAAAAATAACTTGGGCATGCTTGACATTGACTTGACAAGTGTTTTAAATTGGGGGGACTACAGGGGGGCCGAAAGGGATATTGTAGGCCCGGCATGTAACATAGTATATATAGTATGGCTATTGAATTAAAAGAACTGGGTTTATTACCAATAGAAGAACAAGAGTCTATTTTAGAAGGGATGCAAGAAAGCTACCATCCAATAGAAGTAAATGGTAAAAAATTCATGATACCAGGCCAAGTAAACGAATTAATAGATGATTTGTTTTCTGAAGTAAATAATTTAAGAAAAAAAGTAAAAGAGGGTAGTATTGGAAAGTCAGACAATTAGGGGTGTTCACCACTATGTATTTGATGATGTAGATGAATTTAAAGAATATTATCATTCAAAGATGATGAGTAGTCCAGAAGTAAAAGGAAACTGGCGTGAAGGAAAAGAAGGGGATTGGGTATTTAGTGATGATGGAAGGATTGTACAATTATTAAAAGTTGCACATAGCGTTAAGCATCATGGGGATAGAAAGAATTATAAATTTGCCAGAGGTTGGGTAAGAACAATAGTGGGTACATTTCTGAATCGTGATAATACATTCATGGATACAGACTTCAGCTCTCATGCTAATAGATACACTTTTTCTAAGACCATCAAAAACCCAGCGTCTAGAGTACGAAAACGTACTAAGCCTACTAATAAAGAAAAAGAGTTTGCAACAAATGTTGTAGTTGGTATGGGAGCTGTCAAGGCTTATATGACTGCGTTTCAAGAAGAAAATAGAAATAATGCAAAAAAGAAAGCAGCGGTGCTTTTAAAACAGGAGAGAATAATGAAAGAAATAGATAGAACTGCTTTAGAAGTAGCTAAAGAACTTGGTATTGACCATGAATATATACTTCAAAAATTAAAAGATTTAGCAGATTTTAGTGAAGACGACAATATACAATTACAATCTATAAAAGAACTTGGAAAAGCAATAGGAACAGTTGGCAATACAATTAAACAAAAAGAAATCGGAGTAGTTGGAATGTTTCAAGGGTTTAGTCCAAAAGAATTACAATCTGCTGATAGAAATGAAATAACAGCAAGTAGTGAAGAAGAATGATTAGAAAAGATGAAGATGGCAATATAGTCGGTTGCGATAAATGTGGCTCAAGAAATTTAAAAAAAGATGGGTGGGCTTATTGGAAAAGTAAAAAAAGACAAAGATGGCAATGCATGGCATGTGGTAAAAAATTACTTAATCCAAAAATAATAGAAAAACCACAATTTGAAAAAGAGTTACAAGAAGTAGACTATATACCAATAGATGAAATAATAGAGCATAGAAAAAAACAATACAGTCAAAAATTAAAAGCAAAAAAATCTAAAAGATTAATAAATATAAAAATTAATCAAAGAGGCCCAATAGGAATCCTTCATTTTGGTGACCCCCATGTAGATGATGATGGTACTGATTTAGCTGAAATATATATGTTATGTGATTTAGTAAACAAAACAGATGGCTTATTTGGTGGCAATCTAGGTGATATACAAAATAACTGGATAGGTAGATTACAAGCTCTGTACGGACAACAATCTACATCTGCTAAAGAATCGTGGAGACTTACAGAACATTTTGTTAATCAAGTAGAATGGTTATATCTAGTAGCAGGTAATCACGATGTATGGAGTGGTGATGGAGACCCATTAGAATTTATAATGAGAGAACATAGTGGTATTTATGAACAATGGGGAGCAAGATTAAATCTTATATTTCCTAATGGTAAAGAAGTTAGAATAAATGCTAGGCATATGTTTAAAGGTAATTCAATGTGGAACACAGCTCATGGAGTAGCAAAAGCAGCTCAGATGGGATGGAAAGACCACATCTTAACTTGTGGACATACTCATGTGTCAGGTTATCAAGTATTAAAAGATGCAGCTAGTGGATTAATAAGTCATGCATTGCAAGTAGCATCATTTAAAATAATGGATAGTTATGCAGATAAATTAGGATTAGATGATAAGAATATATTTAATGCCCCAGTTACAATTATAGACCCTAGATATGATGATGATGATAATAGATTAATAACTACAATATTTAATCCCTATGAAGGGGCTGAATATTTAAAATATAAGAGGCAACAATGGAAAAACAAATAACATTAATTCCAGTGCTTTCGTATTGGCATTTGGCAAATAAAGGCCCGAATCAATATTCTCATCAAAAAAAAGGTAATTGTTCTGTTTCTTACAATACTTTAACTTTTGATATAAATGGCAAATATAAATACACAGAATGTTTCGGAAGCTGAAGAAGCATTACAATTAGCATATACAGATTTAATTGCTTTTGGTAAATTATTTCTACCTGACGATTTCCTCAGAAGTGAAACACCTTTTTTTCACTATGAAATGGCTGATTTTATTGATGATAAAGAATGCAAACAGCTTGCTATTATTATTCCTCGTGGTCATGGAAAAACAGTTTTAACTAAAGCATCTATACTAAAAGATTTTGTATTTTGCAAAGATGAAGAAAACTTTTTATTCTACGCTTGGGTATCAGCTACACAAAAGTTGTCTGTGGGCAATATGGATTATATCAAGCATCATCTTGAATTTAATGATAGGATTAAATACTATTTTGGTAGTCTTAAAGGAAAAAAGTGGACAGAAGAAGACATAGAATTAACCAATGGCTGTAAACTCATTTCCAAGAGTAATGTCTCTGGGATACGAGGTGGAGCAAAACTCCATAAACGATATGACCTCATTATCCTTGACGACTTCGAACATGAAGCAAACACGCTCACTCAAGAGTCTAGAGATAAAAATGCTAATCTTGTTACCGCTGTTGTATATCCTGCTATCGAGCCTCATACTGGCCGTCTTCGCATTAATGGTACTCCTGTACATTATGACTCTTTTATTAACAATCTTCTTACTAATCATGCAAAAGCTCAAAAAGATGATAAGGATTTTGCTTGGAAATTAATTACATATAAAGCAATCCTACCTAGTGGTGAACCATTGTGGGCATCATTTTTTAATAAAGCAAAGTTAGAAGAAAAGAAAAAATTCTATATAGACTCTGGACAAAGTACAAAATTCTATCAAGAGTATATGATGGAAGTACAATCTGAAGATGACTCTGTATGGACTAGAAAAAATTTAAAATATTGGGAAGGCTACTATGAATATAAAGATGGTGTTAACTATCTTATAAAAGATGGTTCAGAAATTCCAGTTAATATCTTTATAGGATGTGACCCAGCTACAGATATAGATACCAAAACATCTGACTTTTCAGTTATAATGGTTGTCGCAATAGACCCTGAAAGTAATGTTTATGTGCTTGAATATGAAAGACATAGAGCAATACCAACTATTGGTAGTAAAGTAGATGGGAACATTATTGGTAAAAAAGGCGTTGTAGATTTTATAATAGAATTATACGAAAAATATCATTGTACATCAGCTACGGTTGAAGACGTTGCAATGAATCGTAGTATCTTTCAGGCTTTAAATGACGAAAGAAGAAGGCTAAATAAGTTCAGTATTGCCGTTATACCAGAGAAACCGGGCGGTTCAAACAAGCTTAATCGCATCTATAGTGGACTTTCGGGCAGATTTTCGATGGGTTTGGTACATATTAGGGAGTCTCACTTTGATTTATCGCATGAAATAGTTACATTCGGCCCTAAAATGTCACATGATGACACCATAGAAAGTCTTTATTATGCTTGTGTACACTCTTTTCCGCCTAATATGCACAAGGATAAAAAAAATAATTGGATGAAAAAAATTAAAAAAGCTAAAAGTTGGATAGTAGCATAATGGCAACAAAAGAAACTCACGATATATCATTACCTAAAAGTACCAGTAGTTTATCAATGAAATCTAAAGGAGAGTTAGGTACTCAAGGATTTGATGATGGCGGGCCAAAAAAATCATATTGGCAAAGTTTTATTCCTCCAAATAAATTTCACACAAAAAGAAAAATAGATATTTTATATTCACAACAAAGGAAAAAGTAATGCCAAGATTTGGAAAAAGGTCAAAACAAAGATTAAAGGGAGTTAAGCCAGAACTCGTAAATGTTCTAAATGAGCTTGTTAAGATAATGGATGTTACTATTATCGAGGGATTGAGGACAGAGGCTAGACAAATGGAATTGTTGGCGCAAGGAAAATCTAAAACGAAATACTCAAAACATTTAGAAGGAAAGGCGGTGGACTTAGCTCCCTACCCAATTGATTGGGAAGATAGAGATAGGTTTCACTATATGGGTGGAATGATTAGAGGAATAGCTAAACAATTGAATGTTCCTGTCCGTTGGGGCGGCGACTGGGATGGTGATGGCGAAGTAAAAGACAATGGCTTCGATGACCTTGTTCATGTGGAGATTAAAGGATAATGGCTAGGGGTAACAAAAAAGTAGTAAATCAAATACATGATTTGTATAGAAAAGCAAATGGGTCTAATAGAAAAAAGTGGGAAAATGTAGCTCAACAAGCTTATGAATTTTTCTTAGGAGAGCAACTTACAGAAGAAGAGCAAGATGCACTAAGGTCGGCTGGAATGCCTAATTTTACAATTAATAGGATTACTCCTGTTATTGAAATGATGAAATTCTTTGCAACCGCTAATACTCCTAGATGGCAAGCTGTAGGGGCAGAAGGAAGTGATTCAGACGTAGCGGCTGTACACGCTGACATAGCAGATTATTGTTGGTATAATTCAAATGGTGATAGTATATATGCTCAAGTAATTCAAGATGCTCTTGTAAAGGGGGTTGGGTATATGCAAGTAGATGTAGACCCAAATCAAGATAGAGGATTAGGAGAAGTAATATTTAAAAAAGTTGAGCCTTTTGATATTTATCCAGACCCAACTTCTAGAGATTTTCTCTTCAGAGATGCTACTTATATTATGGTAAGAAAAGACTTACCTAAAGAACAAGTAAAAAAATTATTTCCAGATAAAGTAAGACAAATTAAAAATGCAAATAGTGATTCAGCTGGTGAAAATAATTACTCTGATAGAGATATATTAGAAAGTGACATAGTATTTCCAGCGGATACCGCAGGGGAATCTTGGGATTCTAAAGGCGAAGAAGATACTATTATAGATTATTACGAATGCTATAGTAAAGAAAAAGTATCATTTATGAATCTATTTATTAATTTACCTCCCGGGCCTTCTGAAATGGAATCTATTGAAAGACAAGTGGAAGTAGATTTAAAAGATTTTGAAGCAGAAATGATGGTTCAGGTAGAAGAGAAAGCTTTACAATTATCTGAATCTGTACAAAAAGGTGAAATTATACAAGAAAGAGCAGAACTAGAAATAGAAAGAGCTCGTAGAGAAGCACAAGAATCAGTAGAAAAACAAAGAATTATTTTAATTAATAAATTAAAAGAAGCTGAGTCAAGAATAGAAAATCGTGTTATTACTAAAGCAGAATACGATATAATGATAAAAGACAAAACCGTGGCAGGAACTATTGTTGATGCAATTGATTTTTATGAAGATAGAATACGATATACAATAGTTGTTGGAGACAAACTTCTTTACAATGAAATATTACCAATAAAAGATTACCCTATAATTCCTTTTGTTTATCAATACACAGGAACACCATATCCAATGAGTGCAGTAAATCCATTGGTTGGTAAACAACAAGAATTAAATAAGGCACATCAAATTCTTATACATAATGCTAATTTAGCATCAAATCTTAGATGGATGTATGAAGAAGGTTCTGTGCCAGAAGAAGAATGGGAAAAGTATTCATCGGCTCCCGGTGCATTATTAAAGTATAGACAGGGATTTGCCCCTCCTACTCCAGTCCAACCTCTTCCACTAAACAATGCCTTTTATGGCATAACCCAGAACGCAAAAGCTGACATGGAATATGTAGCAGGGGTATATTCCTCTATGCAAGGAGATAGTGGTTCAGGCCCAGAAACATATCGAGGTTTATTGCAAATGGATGAGTATGGTACTAGAAGAATTAAATCTTGGATGCAAAATGTAATAGAGCCTGGATTAGAGCATTTAGGAATGGTGTTTAAAGATTGGGCGCAAGATACTTATTTAGCTCATAAAGTTTTTAGAATTGTTCAACCTAATAATATAAATGAAGAAAAAATTGTAGAAATTAATGTTCCAATATTTGATGACTTAGGAAATTCAGTAAAGAAATGGAATGATTATGCAACTGCTAGATTTGATGTTAGAATTATAGGTGGTTCTACACTACCATTAAATAGATGGGCATTATTAGAAGAATACTTTAAGTGGTATCAATCTGGATTAATAGATGATATTGCTATGTTACAAGAAACAGATGTAAGAAATAAAGAAGCAATAATAAAACGTAAATCAGTTTATATGCAATTAAGAAACCAAGTAGAACAATTAGACCAAATTGTAAAAGACAGAAATGGTACTATAGAAACACTTGAAAGACAATTAGTACAATCAGGCATTAAAGAAAAAGTAAAAGATGCTGATATGTCTATACAAAAAGATGTGATGCAAACAGAAGCAGCACAATCAGCATATAGAGAAAAACTTAAAAACGAATCAAATATGAAAATGAAAGAACTAGGACTAGCAGCGACTATAAGAAAAGACAACATTGAGTCTGCTAAAGAATAGTTGATTTTTTCAGCATTGCTAATTTAAATTAAGGAGAAATTATGGCTAATGAAAATACAGACAACCTATCTAAATCACCAGAGATGAATGATTTTAATATAGATAGCCCTGAAAATAATACGCCAAACACAGCTGACGATTTTTTTGAAGCTCTTGACCGTAAGGTAAATCAAGGTATACTAGAGCCGGAAGAAGAACCAGCATTGATGCAAAACGAAACAGAATCTGAAACCTCAGAAGTGAGCCCAGAACCTGTTGAGCAAGAGCATAATTGGGAAAAGAGATATAGTGATTCAAGTTCCGAAGCAAAACGACTTAACTCTCGTTTAAGTGAGCTAGAACCCTATGTACCTGTTCTCGATGCAATGAGAAAAGACCCTAATTTAGTAACTCATGTGAGAGACTATTTTGAGGGTGGTGGTTCAACCCCTAAAAAAGTAACGGAAAAACTTGGTTTAGATGATGATTTTATCTTTGATGCTGATGAAGCAGTTAATAATACTGATTCCGACTCAGCAAAAGTTTTACAAGCTACCATTGATGGCGTTGTTAATCAACGTCTACAAAAGCATCAAGTAGAACAAGAAAATCAAAGTAGAAGACTTTCAACTGAAGCAGAATTTAGAGCAAAGCATAATATGAATGATGGTGAATGGAAAGAACTTGTTGACTATGCTAATTCACGAACACTTTCTTTAGACGATATTTATTATCTTAAAAATCGTGAAAATCGTGATAAGAATGTTGCTGATTCTGCCAGAAAAGATATGTCTGAACAAATGAAAAGAGTACGTCAGAAACCTCAAAGCGCATCTTCAATAGGTGGAGCTACTAGAAATGATGATATGACTCCAGACGAGCAAGTTTTTGAAGCTATTTTAGGGATTGATTCGGAACTAGAATCTGTATTTGGTTAATAACTAAATACTTAACTTAAAATAGGAGCTTAAAATGGCACAAGACATTTTTGGCATCTCCGATGTTACCAGTTTAACTGAATCCACAGCTGGTATAGTTGACCCGGGTGGAAATTTATCGACTGGTGACCTTCGGAGAAAATATAACTTTGGCGATAGAGTTAGCGAATTAGCAATTGCACAAGACCCGTTTTTTAGGTTTGTGTCAAAAGTAGCTAAGAAGCCAACTGATGACCCTCAGTTTAAATTCACAGAAAGAAGACCTTCCTATCATAAACGATATGCATATGTAGTAGACCACGGCACAAGTCGAGCAGGTCTAGCTGGTTCACAGGCAACTGTAACAGCAAGTGATATTGCAGAAGGCGATACTTGGTATGTAAGGATGATGACTGATTATAAGAACGATGGTAACATCGGTCAAGTATATGGTTCATCAACTTCTTTAAGAGTAGGTGATAACGGAACAAGACCTGAGTTTTTTCTACCAGGTCAAATGGTAAAAATCCCATTTCATACAAATGATGCAGCAAATACAGCTGCTCTTGCTTTTGCATGCGATGATTATATTGTAGGTAGAGTAGAAGAAGTATATTCAAATTCTGAAGGTGCTGCTTCTGCTACAAATAACTCTGTTGAGTTAAAACTTACAATTGTAAGAACTCTTGACGATTCAACTAATAATGACTTAGCTGGTTGGGGAGCTGGTACAACTGCTGAAAGCCCTCTTGACGCGCATACTGATGATGTATCTGCGGCTGAATGGAAAGACTTTACTGTTCAACAACTTGAAAAAGCTCGTTGTTATATAGTAGGTAATTCTTGGGGTCAAGGTTCTGGTTACCCAGAAACATGGAAAGACCAACCTTTCTCAACCGGTAGTGGTTTAACTCAAATTTGGAAAACTTCTTTAGCAATGGACAACACAACTCGTGCAACTGTTCTAAAGTATGAACCAAGTGAGTTTGCTAGAATCTGGCGAGAAAAGTTGATTGAGCATAAGTGGGATATTGAAACATCATTACTATTTGGTAATCAGTATTCTGATGCAAATGGTGTTCAGTATACTCAAGGAGCTGTTGATTATATACTTAGTTATGGTAATCAATTTAGCCTAACTCTATCTTCAAAATCTCAAGATTCATTTCTTGAAGATTTGTCTCAATACCTAGACCCACGATACAATAATAGCCCTGCTACTGTATTTTTCTGTTCTACAGAAGTGTATAATTGGTTGCATAAACTAAGTGGGTACTTTGCTAACAATGTTGGTATGGTAAAACCTGGCGCAAGTTCACCTGATAGTTCAGGTAACTCGTATGGTAGAGCTAATATTGACATGGTAGGTAAAAAGAAAGCATTTGGAGTAGACATTACAGTTATTTCAACACCTTATGGTGATATGAATGTAGCTCGTAACGTACACCTAGATGGTTCTCCTGCTAAGATTGTCGCAATTAATATGCGTCATTGTTCTTACAGGCCTCTTGTTGGTAATGGACTTAATCGTGATACAGCTGTTTATGTTGGTGTTCAAACACTAGAAAACAGTGGTATTGACCGTAGAGTTGACTTAATTCAAACCGAAGCCGGTATGGAGTTTCAGATGCCTGAAGCACATGCCATATGGACATAAAGGAGTAAATTATGGGAATGCCTTTATACGGTCAAAATAAGTTCGGAGAATCTGTTGGTGAAAAATTATACTCTGAGGCAGGTACGCTTCGTGAGCATGAAAATTCAACAGATGCTAACGATATATTCAAATACTCAATACCAGCTAATAAATTAGAAATAGGTGACATTGTTAGAATTAAAGTTTTCTGCACAGTTGTAGATAGCAATAGTTCAGACACTTTAACACCTATTCTTAAGTTTGCAGGCGATGCTATAGCAACTGGAGCAGCACTTGATGTTGCCGATGATGATATAGTTTACGCTTGGGCTGATGTTCATGTAACTAGCGCAACTGCAATGACAGCAATAGCTGAAATTAGAACAGATGCTTTAGGAGCTACTCATGTTATTGGTGCAACAAACCTATCTTCAAAAGATATTACATCTGCAATAGATGTAGTTCTTAATGTTGATTGGAGTGCTGCTCACGCTGATAATGAAGTAAGAATAGACGCATGTAGCGTAGAACTTGTTTAACTAAACAAAACAATATATGGGGGCCTTCGGGCCCCTGTATATAAAAGATTTAAAATATGGCAACATTTAAAGAACAAGTAGAGGGACTAACTGGATTATCTATTGATAGTGGTAGTTCTCCTACACAAAGTGAATTAACTCAATTTTTAAAAGATGGCGTTTTAGACGTTACAAGTAGATGTCTATCTGTTAGACCTCAAGATTCTTTTATGTTTATGAGAATATCTTCAGAAAGCACATCTCAAGCTGGAGTAACAATTCCATCAGCTAAAATTATTAGTGTTGTAAGAGAATCAGGTACTAATGATAATTGGAAAAATTGTAGGAAAATACCTATTGGTTTTCAATACGATGTTACAGATTCAACGAGTCTTCATTATGCTTCTAAATTTAATCCTGCTTATTTAGTTTCTGAAGAAGGGGCGATACTTGTTTATCCACCTCCTTCATCTGGTGGTGCTAATTCTTATAAAGTTTACTATGTTAATGGTACACCAACAGACCAAACTAATAATGCATCACTAACATATGCTCATTCAGATATTAAATATTTTCCAGAAGATAAAGCATATTTAGTAGTTTTATATGCATCTATACAATCATTACAAAATGCTTTGTCATCTAAAGCATTACCAGATGATATTAGTTTTCCATCTATACCATCTTCATTATCCTTATCAGATGCTCCTGTTATTCCATCAATAAGTAATAATAGTATATCTTTTACAACTACAGCTCCAACATATTCTGGGCCTACAGTTGTACCAAATTTTGGAGATGCTGAAAATTGGATTAGTGTAGAAGAAGACCCTGAAATGTTAGCAGGTAGAATACAAACAATTAATGCTCAAATAGCAGAATTTCAAGCAAAGGTACAAGATTCTGTACAAAGTTTTAACAAAGAAAATGTAGAGTATCAAGCTCAATTACAAGTATCAATTCAAAATGCTCAATTATCGCAATCAGATGATGCGCAAAAATTGCAAAAGTATTCAGCAGAAATATCATCTTATCAACAAGATAATCAAAGTAAGATTGCTAAATTTAATGCAGATTTACAATCGTATACATCTGAAGTATCTAGTAAATTACAAGACTATACAGCTAAGATACAGAAAGTAATGACAGATTATGGATGGATGGAATCAAGAGCAAAATTATTAATGGCAAAATATGAAGGAGCATTTGCAGCTATGGCAGGCGCACAACCAAAAGCACAAGCAGCTCCTCAACAAGTTAGGAGATAACAATGGCAGATAAAGCATCATCTAGTTTATCAGCATCAATATTATTAGATGAAATAAAAGCAAGTATGAGTGGTAGTTTAATTTATGAACCTGCTGATGGTAATGATAAGTGGGTATTTGCAGAAGTGCAAGTAACTGGTTCTGCTTCAGATACAGATTTACTAGACACTGGTGATTCATATCTTGGTTCGTCATCTCAAGTAGCTACTGGAGACACATTTAGATGGTTATGTATTAAAAATATATCTACAACCACTACAGAAGGAATAGGATTTGTATTAGATGCTGGCAATGCAGTTTATAATGAAAAAGATTTAATTGTTGTAGGGCCTGGAGAAATGGTAATAATAAAACCACCTAATTGCACAGTTGCAGATTTACATGCTAGAAGTTGTGTTCTTGATTCAAATCTAAGACCAGAAAGTCAAGGAACGGCAACTGTTAATGCTCATGTAGCAGCTATATTGGATGACGTATAATGACTATTAAAGAAATGATGGAAAGAGCCGGTGTTAATAGTACTGGTTTAGCATTAGCTTGGATAAAAGATGCTGTACACGCTATTAAATCTTCTCATGGTGAAGAAATAAAATCTAATAAACAAAATATAATTGATGGAGAAAGAGAATATATTTTACCACTTAACATGGTATCTTTAAAATCTGTTTCTATTCTAGATACATCAGATGATAAATATAAAAAAATAAAACGATTGGCATATGACCCAATTGTTTCAGAAGATACGAGTCCAGAATAATGCCGGTTCAATATAAAAAAGAAAAAAAAGTAATTATGACTAAGCCTAAAGATGATAAATATAAAGAGCTTTCTACAAAAATAGTTTTGCTTGAACACAAGTTAGAAGAAATGTATAAAATTGTAAAAAGACTTCAAACTAGAGCAGGATTATGAGTTATAATACTTATAAAAATTGGTTTTATCAATTACATGGTAGATATATACACTTATGGCAACTTGCTAATAATGCTTTTATAGATACTATTGGTAGTTATAAAATAAGATTGCCGGGTGAAAAATCTCCTATACAATTAATTTATCCAGATGAAGACATTACAAATGGATTAAGAATTGAATATACATCATTTGATGAATCTGAAATATTTATATCTGAAGCATTAGAAACTACAACTGCTAAATATTCTTCAAGTACCATAGCTTTTTCAGATGGTGGAGATACCATTACTGACTCTACTAATCCATTTGTAACAGCTGGTTTTTCAACTGGTGATAGAATAAGAATTATAGGGTCTGCTAGTAATGATGGTGATTATACTGTTGATGTAGCAGCTGGTGCTCTTACATTACAAAGTGGTAGTACTACACTTGAAACAATTGGTGAAAGTATTACAATATATCAAATACCTAAAACTGGAGCAACTGCAGATGAAAGCGCTCATGTTAATTTAAATAGAATGTTATCACTAGCAGTTGTTGATTATATGAAGGCCCAGCAAAAAGAATTAGAAGGTGATATTCAAGGTAAAGAATATTACATAAAACAATTTTGGAAAAAAGTAGCAGATGACCAGAGTAATAAGAGAAATATTTCTATGACTTTTTCTCTTCCTGTTTATTCTGTTCGTTAATTAAATTAAAGTGCTTGTATAAGGAGCATTCTCGCCTCGCATGACAAGCATTAACCGTAAAGGAGAAACAAATGGCAAATTTACAAAAACATAGAGCACACGAATCATTAAATATAGATACAGCTGCTGATTGGCAAGTTCAAACAATAGTATCAGTTACAGCTAATGCTGCTGACGCTATGATTGATGTGTCTAATTATCACATGGTTCATCTTCAACCAGCTGAAGATATATATTTTACATTTAACGCAAACAATGTTGAAGCTAGTCTTGTTCCAGCAAATGAACTTTATTTAAAAGGTGGAGATACAATTTATTCTTTTAAAATCCCTAAAGGATTGTCGGATACAATGTATTTAATATTAGAACGAGTAACTGATACAGGCAATTGCCGTATTGTATTATCATAGGAGGTAATTATGGCTTTTTTACAAACAACAGCAGCAAGTATATCTTCTGGGGGTACAATAAATGGTAATGTTACTATAGCAGGCGATTTAACTGTTCAAGGTGATAATAGTGGAACATATAGTGAGATAATTACTGGCGTTCTTCAAATGTCTAGCACAACATTAAATGGTTCTCCAATAAATTTATTAAGTAGAGATACTGCAATAGATACTGACGGAGAAGGTGTTAGAATAAGATTTGGTAAAAGTAATGATGGCTTTTTAGCTGACTATGGCTATAGAAGATGGACATCTAGTGATAAGGGTGCAACTATAACATCTACAGATAATTTAAGATTTGCACTTGCTGGTCAAGATGTTTCGCATTTTATGTTTAAAGGTGGAAATAGTACAACGGGGTCTATTTTAGATATTAGACCACACGAGTATCATGTTGTAGCAGACGATGTTTTAGGTAAAATAACTTTTTCAGCTGCTCACGAAACTAGTGGTACAGATGCTATTTTAGCAGGTGCTGAAATCAAAGCATTAGCAACTGCTGAATTTACATCTAGTGTTAACTCTACTGATTTAATATTTGGCACAGGAGCAAGTGAAGCTGCTACCGAAAAAATGCGTATTACTTCAGCAGGTCGGGTTGGTATTGGAACTGACTCACCTGATACCAATATGCACATTGCAATGGATAATGGAACAATGCCCGATGTTAGTGGAGAAGCTGGAACTGGATTCATTGTACAAAATAATAGTGCTACAAACGATAATGTTAGAATGTCGCTTATATCAGGTAATGCAGCTTCAGGAGTTATTCATTTTGGAGACGAACAAGACCACAACGCTGGTACAATATATTATAATCATTCCTCTAATTATATGGCTTTTGAAACTAATGGTGCTAATGAAAGACTGCGTATTGATTCATCAGGTAATGTTGGTATCGGAAGAAGTGATTCTGTAATGTCAGGATTGGGTGGTACAAACACAAAATTAACACTTTATAATTCTAGCTACGCAGGTAATTTAGAGTTAGCTGGTAACTCATCAAGTGATGATGCGTTAATGGGCAGTATTTGGTTTTCAAATGAAGATAATGCAGACGATACAAATGTTGATGCAGATAGTAAGTTAATTGCTACTATAGATGTAAGAACTGAAACATCAGATTCTAATGCACACGATGATAGTGGTTCTCATATAATATTTAAAACAAAGCCTGAAGCTGGTACATTAGCAGAAGCAATGCGTATTGATTCATCAGGGCGAGTTGGTATAGGAGTTGCTCCATCACTTGATGCAAATACTCCACTTACAGTACAAACTGCATCTGACTTTAGTATGTTGTTAAATAGTACAAATGACGGAGGATTTGTATCTCTTAAAATAGGAAACTCAGGAGATACAAGTGCCACTTCTAATTGGGATATAGTAAGAGCCAATGGTAGTGGAAATTTAGGAATTAGACATTGGGACACTTTTTATTCAGGTGGTAATGTTACTACTGTGATAAATTTAGATGCCAACTCTCGCATCAGTCTTAGTAATAATGATAGTGGTGGAACAGGTGGTACTGATAGTACAAGTGGTAATACTATATTTGGATATCACGCTGGTTTAAACCTTGATTCAGGTAGTATAGATAATATTTTAATTGGTCACGCATCGGGAAAGGGATTATCTGGCAGTACGAATGATTACACACAAAATGTGCTGATTGGTGGCAACTCAGGAAGGGATATAACTCAAGGCGATAATAATGTAGTCGTAGGTCACAATGCAGGTCGGTATCTTTCACAAGGAGATTCAAATACACTTATTGGGCATAATGCCGGTAATGCAGTTCTTAACGCAAATAATAACACAATAGTTGGTGCAAATGCTGGTGACGCTATATCTTCAGGTGCAAATAATTCTATATTGGGAACATCGGCATTAAGTACAGCAACGACTGCTTTAAATAATGTGTTTATTGGAAGAAGTGCTGGTGAAGACATTCCAGCAAGTCAAGCACTAAATGGTGTTATAGCTATAGGATGGGAATCGTTTAAAGGTAGTGGTTCTACTACTACAGGCCCAGAAGGAACAGTTGCAATTGGATATCAAGCATTAACTGCACTCACTACAGGAATTGCTAATACAGCGATAGGATATGAGGCATTAAAAACAGAGGATACTAGCGATGGTAATGTAGCTATAGGTCATCAAGCATTAAAAACTCAAGATGCAGTTGATAACGCAGGAAATACTGCTGTAGGATATGTAGCATTAACAAATTCGACAACTGCAATAGGGAATACTGCGGTAGGTTATAAAGCAGGTCAGTCTGTTACAACTGGGGGATTGTCAACTATAGTGGGTCATCAGGCTGGAAAATCTTTTACTGTTGGTAGATATAATACTGTATTAGGGTATGCTGCAATGGATGCAGAAGTAGAAGGTTCAGAAAACGTAGCAATAGGTTATAATGCTTTAACTGCTGCAAACGCAGGTGGTAGTGGTAGTGGAGCGACTAATACTCACAACACTATGGTAGGTGCAAATGCAGGTGATGGAATAACTTCAGGTATTCAAAATACTGGATTAGGTGCAAATGTTGCTTTTGATGTAGATGCTAATAATCAAACTGCTATTGGGTTTGGAGCAACAACTGATTCAGCTAATGATATTGCAATAGGAAATACAAGCGTTGATGAAATAGAAGGTCAAGCAAGTTTCGCAACTTATTCAGATGAAAGAATTAAACAAAATATTCAAGATGGTGATTTAGGTCTTGATTTTATTAATTTATTAAAACCTCGCAAGTATAATAAAGTAAATCCTGCTAAATATCCTGATTCAATTAAAAACCCAAGTGATGGCGTTGATTCAAATGGTGATGAACAGGAATGGACAGATGCTCAAGCTAATAAAGTTTGGGATGGATTAATTGCTCAAGAAGTAAAAGAAGCAATGGATGCTTGTGAAACTTCATATAGTGGTTGGCGTGAAAAGAAAAATTCAAAACAAGTTTTAGAGTATGAAACTTTAGTAGTACCATTAATTAAAGCAGTTCAAGAGTTATCTGCAAGGGTAGAAGAATTAGAATCAAAGTAGATTTTAACTAACAAACAAAGGAGCTAAATAATGGCTAAAAAAGAAAAAGAACAAAAGCCTGTTTTAACTTTCGATGACAAAGAGTATGTAATCGAGGATATGACAGATGAACAAAAAGTACTTCTCAACCACATTAATGACTTACAGAATAAGATGAACTCAATGCAGTTTAACTTAGACCAGTTAAGTGTTGGTAAAGAATCGTTTATATCTAAACTTCGAGAAGCTCTTGAAGAAAAACCTGAAGACGAGGAAAGTAAAGAATGAAAATTAAAGGAGTATCATTAAATGGCTTAAATAAAAGACAAGAAAATGCTATGAAAAGACATTCTAAGCATCACACTGGTAAGCATTTAAGAGAAATGGTTTCTTTAATGAAAAAAGGTAAAACATTTACAGACTCTCATAAATTAGCAATGAGGAAAGTTGGTAAATAGTGATTATAAGAAGGTGTAGTCAAGGTCATCGAGTTAGGTTGCATCGCAACACTACTCCTAATGCTGTTCGTCAAAAGACATATGCAGACGGAACTGTCGAAACCTTGACTTATCCTTCATCTGGTTATGATTACTTTGTAGAGGTAGATGGAACTGTTGTAAGACGCTCAGATAGTTTTAAAAATATAGAAGAATACTATGTTGATGAATGTGCTAAAAAGCATGGAGATGGACATGGTAGATTGATTATTGGAACTCATCAATTAGTTAATGGTGTCGCTACAAGTCAAGAAGATTATCCTACAGATGCAAATACAAAAGATGAAATAAAAGATTTTTATGATAAACGAGGAATTAGTTATAGTTCTAGTGAAACTAAAGATGAATTATTATCTAGAATAACTATACAATCTAGTGCAAATGGTAAAATAACATCTAAACATATAAAATGACATTATTAGAACAATATAAAAAACAAATGGTAGAAAAACCTAGGCCCGTAGAAGTAATTGCGCATGTTCCAGAATTATCTAAATTAATAGAATTATTGTATATGCAAATGAAAAAAGAAAAACAACAAAATGAAGGACAGCCAATGGTTGAAATTTTAGGACAACCATATATGCAAACAAGGTCTTGGTATAATCCAGGTCAAGGCATAAAACAATCAGCGGCTGTAGAATAGGAGAAATTATGAAAAATCCATTAGCAACATTTTACGGATGGCAAGTTAATTCAGGAGCATTAGATGGGTGGACATCTTATCACATAGCAGCTGGAGCATTTCTTTGTAAAATATTTCAATGGTTAGAATGGTCTGACTTTTGGTGTGTTATGGGGGTGTTTATTATTGGTGTTCTTTGGGAAATATTTGAGTGGGTTGTAGAAAATTGGAGACCTTATGGAACAAAAAATAAATGGATGATTAATACATTGTCAGATTTATTTGTTGAAACTGCTATGGCATGGTGGATGGTAATTTGAAACCTAATGAAAAGAAATTATTATTTTGGTGGATAGTTATGTTGTTAATGATATTGGGAATTATTACTACTGTTACTGGTTGTAAGAGTGGTTGGTCTATAGGTGGATTAGAAATTTCTCCATCTGATTCTATTCATATAAATTATTTAATAATAGTAGACCAAGACAGTACTCAACATTGGTACGAACCTAGTATAGAAATAGGAGATAATTATTGTTATAAACACCATATTTGGGAAGATGTGAGAAGGAAAAGTGAGTGAGAAGCCAAAGACAGCGCGCAGTTACAGGACGGGAATTATTGATGATAATTTTTCCCTCCATATTAACATCAAGTGGCTTGGTCAGTTGTTTGTGGCTGTCGCTGGTATTGTGTATGGATACTTACAGATTACGAATCGCATTGCAGAACTTGAGCGAGGAATGGAACTTGCTACTGCCAGCATTGAAGAACTTGTAAATAAACATATGCTAGAAGAACAAAAAACAAGAGAAGAAATGGAAGAACGTATTTCGTTCTTTGAAAAAGAATTAAACCTAAATCCATTTAGTTGGAAAAGGAAAAAGAAATGACATCTGAAGTAATAACATTAATACAAGAGTTAGGATTTCCAGTTGCAATTAGTATTGGATTGGGTTTTGCCTTATATAGTGTAGTAAGATTTATTTTAAAGGAAAAAGTAGAAGATACTTTGAATAGGTTTGATGAAAAACATGAAAACTTGCAACATAGGTTAGATATAATTATGGATGAGATGGGTAAGTTGAAAAAGTGGAACGCAGAAATTAAATCTGATTTAAAAGTTTATATTGATATGACAATGAGAAATAAATAATGCCAATGCCTTTTCATTGTATAGAATGTGACAAGCCAATACAACAAGCATTAAATGGTATTTGTGATGATTGCAAACAAGAAGAAGAATAATGGATTTATGTTGTATAGATTTAGTATTTTTAATAGTATGGATAATTGTAATAGCGAGTTAATATGGAACAATCATTTATAGAATTATATGCAGAATACGGAGCAATGGGAATCGTTGTGGCTTTATTTGTATATGGTTATATTAAACAAAGTAAAAGAGCTGATGAACAAGCAGAAGCACTCGAAGCTTTAAAAGTTGAAAACAAAGGACAAAGTAATGACATTTCTAATATTGAATCTATCTTATTAAAACTTTTAGATAGGTGGAATAACTCAGATTCAACCAGAGATAGAAGACATGAAGAAATGGTTCGTGAATTAAATGATTTATCAGATGTAATGATGGAAGTAAAAGGTTCTGTTAGCAGAATAAATGGAAAACACTAATGAAATTAAATACAAATATATCAATTGAAAATATTGTAACTATTATAGCTCTTGTTTGTTCAATGATTCTTGCATTTGGATTTATACAATATGATGTTGATATGATTAAAAGAGACTTAGAATTAAAAGTTGATAAAAAAGAAGTAGCAGCAGATAGAAATTTAATTACATATAAATTAGATGTTATCACTGCTGAAATTGCTGAGATGAAAAAATCTTTAGAACAAATAAAAGGAGAAATACATGGACTTCGTAAGTGATTGGTTAAGTTGGTCAAATCTATTTTATATGATTGGACTAGGTATAGCTGGTTATGCTACATCTGTAACTGTTAAAAACAGAAACATTGTTGTACAAATCGGTGAATTAGTTAAGGCTTTAGAGGATGGTATGCGTGACAAAAAACTAACTAAAGCAGAAAAAGATAAAGTTATGAAGGAAGCCTTAGATGTTGCTAAAGCTGTAATTCAAAGTAAATGGAAACTATGGTAAAGGAGTAAATATGCCAGCAGGAAAAGGAACATATGGGTCAAAACGAGGAAGACCACCAAAGAAAAAATCTAGTCGTAAAAAAATGACAAAAAGAAAGGTTTCTAAGAAAAAGAAATACTAATGCCAAAACAAACCCACATATATAGAGATTTCTCTGGTGGGGAAAATACATCTGCTAATCCTAGAGTAATAAAGCAAAACGAACTTCAGTTGGTATCTGGAGCAATGGTTGATGAGATGGGATATTTAAGTAGTTTTTATCCCCCTCAAAGGTCAACTAAGGCTGCTTTTTATCAAGACTTTACATATACTGTTTCGCCTGGCAGAGGTCTTTTTTATTTTAAATCTGATTATTCTTATGTATCAGGTGGAAATACAGCCGATGATGGCCCATATCATTATGTTATGATAACAGACAGGTCAACTGGTAATATATCTATAACTGATGGAACTACTAAAACACAAATAGCTGATATAAATATACTTACTCCAGATTTTTATGTGCATAATAATATTGTAAGAATAGGATGTACTGTTGGTAATGGAACTTCTGGTGGTCAAAAGTGGTTCGGGCCTATAGGAACATCATCATCTAAAACATTATTAGGTCATGTATATACATTAAGATGGTCTATGATTGATAATGCATTAAGAGCTCCATTTTGGGGATTAGTAGGTAGATGCCATTCAGATACTCAAACAAGTTCTGATGCTGTTACTATAACAGCTCCTGTTAAAACAGATTTAGCAGGAACATCTACTATTGCAGATGATAGTGGAGTAGAGTTTACTACACCTAGTAGTCATGGATTGTCTGTAGGGGATACAGTTATTATATCTAATAGTGAATATTATTCTGGTTCACATACAATTACAGCAGTAGATACTAGCACTACTTTTAAAATAGGTAAAACATGGTTATCAGTAGCAGAAGATGAAACTCCAGAATGGAGAAGAAAAGGCGAACCTGCGTGGTTTTCTGGATGGCAAGGAGCAAGCGCCAGTCCAATTGAATATCCTAGCGTAGCTCAAGGAGAAGCAAGTGACCAAAATTATATTGTTTGGAACGCTGATGGTTCAAATGATGAAATAAGAGAAATAACATCTGCAGCTGACAATGCTTTAACAATAGCAACTGGTACAAGTACAACATCAACATTTCAAATTTATCCTCCTATAGGAACTTTTGATTATCCTATGGGAATGAATCTTGATGTTTATCAAAGCTATGGTAGTGATAAAGGAGCGTGGCCACCGGGTGAATATGAATTTGGACAATCTCTTGTATATGAAGGCAACCAAGAATCTTTAATAAGAAAATTATTTGGAGATAATGTTACTATAGATGCTAATGAAGTATTATATGTAAGAGTATTAACTTGTGGTATATTTATGGCAAGTACTACTATTGGAGATTATCATACAGCTGCTGTAACATCAGATATAGACCCTAGATTAATAGGTGGAAGAGTTTATGCTAGAAAAGCAGGAACTGGTGATAATTGGATATTATTAGTTGATGTAGATTTTAGAGTTGATGGAGATGGCGATGGTGGAGGTACAAGATTAAATTTAACAGACCCTCTTGACAGTTGGAATAGTAGAGACGCAGGAGCAGTAACATCTACTTTGTGGAATACTAGCGGAGCATCTACTCATGATATAAAAGACAATATAGCAAGGTGGAGAGGATTTTACAGTACTCAATATACAATTAATTCTCCAAGTCCTTTTACTTATGAAGCAATAAATGGTTTTTCACAAGATGAACCTTCATTATCTTTTGGAGCATATCAGACTGAAGCAAAATATAAAACTTCCGTATTATGTAATAGTAGGGTGTTTGTAGCAAATGTTACTTATTATGATACTAGAAATCAATCTGCAAATTTAACAAAAATGGGAGATGCTATATTATATAGCCCTCCTAATAAAATGGATACATTTCCACCTTCTAATAGATTAGATATTGCAGAAGGAGATGGAGATGAATTTACTTGTTTAATGGAATCTGGTGGAATGTTACTTGCATTTAAAGAAAGTACACTATATATAGTAGATGTTAAAAATCCAAATCCAGCAGGATGGAGATTGCAAGGTAAGTTTGATGGTTTGGGAATTAAAAATACTCATTCAGCAGTTAAGGTACAATCTGCTGTTGCATTTGCAAATAATTATGGTTGTTGGATATATGACAATAATCAATTAAAAGATTTAATACAAGGTAAAATATCTGTTAATCAATGGCAAAATTGGACAAGAAATAAATTTAGAAAATTTGAATTTTCTGGAACTGCCACTGCAACAACTGCTAATAAATTAGATGATAGTGGTGGAACTTTTACAGCTGGTAAATCAAATATACTTGAAGGAGATGTGGTTTTTAATACAACAGATGGTACAACTGCTAATATAACTGGAATTGATAGTGATACTCGATTATCTTTAGATAGTAATATAATGGCTAGTGGAGAAAACTATTATATAGAATCAGATACTTTTGGGCCTAATGTAGGATATGATAATATATCTAAAAAACTTATTATAGTAAATGATTGTCAAAGCATTTCTGACTCTCCTAGATTTTATGACCTTGTGACAGGGGCATGGACTAGAGGGTGGGATAATGCTCCAGATAGAACAGGAGCTGCTTTAAAAACTGGCGTTAGTTATTTTATGGATGGGAAATTACATCAAGATGCAGTTGCATCTGGAGGTATTGAGTGGGATACAATGAATAATTCATGGACTAATTTTGTTACAATACCAGAAGCAACAGGATTAGATAGTATAGGACATAATTCAGCAGGAACTGGAGCAGCTGTGTATGTAGATGGCAATATGAATGCAAGTGATGAAAGAAATATTTATATATTTGCAATGAAACAAAAAGTTGTTGATTATTCTGTTGCAGAAGGAAATGGTGATGCTAATGCAAACAGAACTAGATATAATATAGTAACTAGGGATGAAGATTTTGGAGCTCCTAATAATATTAAAAAGATTTATGGTATTTCAATTGATTATATTACAGAGACTGGAGATGAAAATTTTGCTTTTGATATTAGGTATCAAATAAATGGAGGATTAGTAACAAGTGATATTGGAAGAGAATGGTTAGTTTTAGATTCTACAAATTTTATATCTGCAAATGATGATGGAGTTGGAACTGCTCAAGGTAACTCTATTAACACATATGAAATACGTTATCCAGAGTTTTCTGTAAATGCATTTCAAAGTCCTTTAAAGTGTTATAGTATAGCATTGCAAATAAATAATAAAAATGAAGAATCGGCTAGTTCAGAAAGACAATATTTTAAAATTGTAAGTATTTCTATAAAATATAGAATAGTTGGAAAAACATCGCAAACAGATACTAGCGCATTTGATACAGATACAATGGTACAATCATCATCTTAATATGATAGATATTATAAGGCATAAGCAAGTATCATTAAATGATTTGCAAGAAGGTGAATATGTTATTAATGAATTTGGTGGTCAAGTAAAAGGTGTATTAAAACTTAATGGAAAACTTCATAGTTCAATATTTAATGAACAATCAAACAAAGCACCTTTAAAATCAGAAAAAAATGATATAGTTATTAATGATGGAATAAGTGATAGAGTTATTATAGGAGATATAGGTAAAACTAAAGATGGCAAATTATATGGAATGAAAGTATCTACACCGGGCCATAATGCTAGATTTGCTCCTAAAGAAAATTTATTAGTAAATACATCTGAGTCTATTAGTATTAGATATAGATTTATAGTTCATAATTTTAGTGATGATTTAAATACTACTAAAACTTATATGCCGTGGTTTAATAATAGTATTGAAGGTACTGATATGAATCACAGCTCTAGGTCTTTATTAACTCCTTATAAAATGACATTATATAAATTATATATGAGACCAGAAACATTAAGTGATGGAACAGCTAATTTTGCATTTGGATTAGACAAACAAGATGATGGAGACACTACTGTTGATTCTGTATCTACATTTACATATACTCCAACATTATCTAGCGATACAATGATTACTGTAAATAAATCAGATTGGAATAACACACCAACTGTAGAAGCTGGTAAAAAAATAGGATTGTATGTACAACCAAGTGCAGATTCATCTGGAAGTATAGATTGGTTTATAACATCTGTCTGGCAAGTCGAGGTTGTATTATAATGTATATAGCAATAAATTTTAAATGTATTTTCACAATATAGAATATGGCTACTGAAAGAAAAAAAAGACAAGCTCAAAAATCCACAGTTGATACTTCTAAGTTAAAAGAATTTGCATCTAAGCATGGTGGTGGTGAATCTAAGGGAGCAAGAAGACTTAGAATGGCTAAATCTGTAAAGGATGAAGCTAGTAAAATACAATCTCAAATATCAAGAGAGCAAGAAAAAGCACAGAAAAAAAGTCTTTGGTCTAGTATAGGTGGAGCATTATTTGGATTAGCTGCTGGTGTAGCAACTGGTGGAGCATCTTGGGCTGTGCAAGGAGCTGCTGTAGGTGCTGGTACATATTTAGGCGCTCATGGTGGTAAAAAACTTGCTGAAACTGAAGGGGGAGCTAAAAGAGAAAAAATTAAATCAGATTTATGGTATACCCCAGAAGCTGAAAAACAAAACTTAGCATTTGATGATTATGAAAAAAAATTAAATAAAAGTATTCAAGATAGAGCATTAGCATCTGGTTTATTAACAGCAGCAGTAGCTGGTGGTGGAAAACTTGTAGAAAAATTAAAAACTGCTAAATCAAAAGAAGCCTTAATGAAATCAAATATTGCTACAGAAAGTGCAAAAGCTCAAGAAGGATATAAATCAATAATGGATACAGAATTAGTTAAAGTTGATGCATCTAAACCAACATTTTTAGATAGGGATTTAAGCGCTGTAGAACTTGTAGGAGACCTTCAAAAAAATCGACCAGATTTAAATTTATCAAATATAGAAGTTGTTGCAACAGAATCGTATGGGCCTAGTGCTTTATCATTAAGAAAAGCACCTCTAGGCACATCAATAAAAAGTCAATTTGCAGCTGCTACTCCACTTGCAACAGAGGCGGCTCCAACAATGATGGATGCTTATATGACTGGATTAAAAGGAATGGCATCAGATTATGCACAAAAATCTATATTAGCAAGTGGTGCTATGGGAATATATGGATATAGACCTGAATTGCAATCTTTAAGACCAGTTCAAATGATGACACCCATGTATCAAACACCACAAAGAACTAGGACTGCATAATGTCTAGAAATATGAATTTAGACGAACTCTTTTGGGGGATTGAAGAATATAAAGATTTTGCTCCTACATACGATGATTGGAAAGAAAAATATATTCAACAAGATTATGATTATGCTGGGCAAGAATACGGGTTAGCAGGTGAGTTATATGGAATGGCTCAAGATAGAGCTACGTTTGAAAGGGCTCAAAGAGGACAAAGAAGAGAAGGAGCTGCTACAAATCTTCAAAGACAATTAACTGGTATGGGTATGCAAATGGGTAGTACACTTGCACAGGCTCAAGAATCTGCGTATGATATATTTGGACAAGGAGAAGAAGTAGCATCTGGTGGATTGGGAACTAGAAGTGGATTGACAAGAAGGGCAATGAGAGGAATTGAACAAAGTGCTGAAAGAGGATTAGCAGGACAAGCAATGTCTGGATTACAAGCAAAATCCCAATATGAAAGCACACTTGCAGACTTAGCTGCTGGAGCATTTGGTTCTGCTCAGCAATTACAACAAGCAGGTATAAGTTATGAATCTGCTGGAATTTCTTATGATAGAGCTGCTACAGAAAGAAATAGAGCAATGGAATCACTTGTATATGATTATGAAGATGAAATGTATGATTACTTATTACAATTAGGTTCAATGGATATATGGGCAAGTGATAGAAATCCTAATGTAGATTACGGAACTGGACAAAGTGGGCAAACAACTGGGGATGAATTTGACCCTAATGCAAATCCAGAAGGTGGAGGTCAAAACTTAGGTGGTTGGAATAATACAGGTATGTCGTATGAAGAGTGGTTAAACATATATGGTGGTGGAGATAAAAACGCAGGCGGTGGTAGTGGAAGCACTGTACCGAGAACAGGCCCGTAATGTCATACGAAGGAATACAAATACCAAAAATTTATGAAGCTCAAATGCCATCTACTGGTGGGGGAGCTTGGGATTTAGCTGAAAGACTTATTCCTACAATGTTTAGTGCATATATAAGAGGTATGCAAAATGAAGAAGTAAATCAATTAAGAGCTGATACTACTATGTATAGTTCTATAGCAAATTCAGCTCAACATTATTTAGAACCAGAACCTATTGAAAATTTAATTGAGCAATTAACCCTAGAAAGAGATAACCAAGTTAAAAGTGGTGATTCAGTTAGAGCTAATTATTTAAATGCAAATATAGCAGCTATGCAACCGTGGTTAACAACTCGTCAAAAACAAAAAGATGCTAGGGGATTAATTAATAGCATGGAAAAAGAAATGGATGCTTTAGAAAATACTCCTGGCTATGAAGGAAAAGCATTAAACTTATTAAATGATATGCTTGAAAATCTAAATGAGTATGAACCATATTTTAATACTAGAATGGTTAAAGATATAAATGAAGAGCAAAAAGAATTAAATGATAGGTTATCTGTTCTAAGTATATTAAGAGATATGGATGATAATAATTTATTAGAAGAAGAAGTAGATGGAATACAAATTAGTAGAGCTAAATATCCAAATGAAGAAAGTTATTTAAAAGCAAAACAAGCTGTAGATTTATTACAAATAGCAGTTCAAGGTAATCAAGTTGATAGTAAACTACTTAATCGTGGATTAATGTTGCACAATCAATCATTAAATGAATTTGGGGTAGCAAGTTCTGAACAAGCTAGAGTGAAAAAAGATTTACACAGTGCTGTTGTTGGCAATTTAGATAGACAATTAATGGCTTTAGAAAATAAATATGTAACTCCTAGAGGAGAAAATCCTGATTTTTATTTAGACGATACTATTATACAATCAGGTCTTATTCCAGATTTAAGAAAACAATTAAACATAACTGGAACTGGTGTTGATTCTAGAACATTAAAATTAATTAGAAATTATGCTTTAGGTAATGTTGCTAAAGTTCTTGAAAACACAAGTGGAGTACCTAAACAAATACAAGAAAGAATTACTAGGTGGACTAAAGCAGGTAAACCTATGGGGCCACAAGGTGATATATTAATGGATGATATAGAAGAATATTTAGGATACTATAAGCCAACTTCAATAATTAAAAGAGAGTCTGTATTAGATGATTTTAATTTTCCAGGCACAGGTGGTAAAGAAACAAACGCAGAACAATTTGTTCTTGGATATTTAGATTTTTTAAAGTCTCTTCAAGAATCTTCTGATGAATTATATGATTTATGGGGATGGGGAAGAGAACAAAAAACTTCTTCTATGGGACAGACAAAACACCATTCTTCTGTATCTGCTTATATGGGGGGAAATCCTTAACAAAAATTTAATTACTCAGTAGTAAATGTATATACGAGAGTTAATCTATGCAACCGTTACCTTATTTTCAATTAGCTAGAGAATGGCAAGAAAATCTTCCAGATTTGTGGAACGATTCTGGAATATATGATTTAAGATATTCTGATGCCGATGGAAACTTTACAAGACCTTATCCAGAAGCAACAATTGATAGTCTGTCTGTTGAAGAACTACCAGTTATAAAACACAGAATAGATAATATTATAGCAGCTTATCCAGAGCTAAAAAAATATTCTTTAGAACACCAACCAGATTATGAATCTACAATAGGAGAGAGATTTTATTATGGTGCGTTTGACCCTATATGGAACAGAGGAGTAGAGGGAGCTCAATCTGCTTTGTCTTCTGGGCTTGGACAGCTTTATAGTAAAGATATTTATAGTGCAAATGAATTTGATAATCTTATTAGTAATTATACTGATTATCATAAAGACCGAAAAAACTGGATAGACAAAGGATATATAACAGATGAAGACGAAATTGCTAAAATAGAAGATTTAGGTAGTTGGTTAGAAAAAGTACCAGATATTACTGAAAGAATTAAAGAAGGGGATAAAGAATATGTAAAATTAAATGAATTTATTCCTTATTCATATGATACAAAATATACACATAAAGAATTTGAAGGATTAGTTGGTACACCTGTTGTTGAAAGGAGAATGACTGATAAACAAGCAAGGTCTAAAACACTTAATCCCATTGAAGAAGCATTAAAAGAAAGCGCTGATTGGCTTCATAATGCGTCTAGAGAAAGAGCTAAACAATGGTTAAAAGAAAGAGAAGGAGATATTAGATTTAGTGCTTATCAAGACCATATGAGTGGTAAACCCGCTGGATTTTTTGCAAACTTTGTACCAAATGAGTATTGGTTAGACACTCTTTTTGGATTAGTTCCTTCTGCTTTAGCTGTTTTAGGTGGAGCTGCAACTGGTATCGCTACTGCAAAAATTGCTGGCCCAGCTGCTGGTGCAAAAGTTGGGACAGCTGTTACTTTAGGATTAATGACTCCGATGGAAGCCACTGGTGAATATCAAGAAGCATATGAATATGCATTAAAAAAATATGGCGATGAAGACGTAGCTAAAGAAATTGCTAGAAACGCAACAGCTACTTATTTATCTATTATGGCTGCTACAGAATGGCTTCCAACTGGTAGATTAATGAAAATGGCTATGCCGGCAAAAGCTGCTAGAGTAACTGCGCAGGGATTAAATAAAAGTATTTATCAAAAAATATTGCATGACCCCAACTTGGGAAGTATAATGCATCAAATAGGAGGAACAAAAGGAAGAAGATTTGCCTTTCACCTTCAAAATGCTACAAAGCAAGCTTTTGTTGAGGGAATGCAAGAGTTTACGCAATACTTAGGTTCAGTTGCAGTTCAAAGTGGATATAAAGATGAAACATTTTCAGATATATATGACCCTTCAGAAGCTGCTTCATCAATGTTAGGTGGTATCATGTTTGGTGGTATACTTGGAGGTGGTGCTTCTGTTTATGGTGGTAAAGATGCATTTAAATTAGCCCAAGCCAAGTTAATAGGTGAAGAAATAACTCAATATGGTGAAATATCTCCAGAAGAAATAGTTGGACTTAGACAAACAATTGTAGATGGCGAAACAGTTGGAGAAGTTGTTACTAAAGATATGTTGGAAAAAGAAGAAGCTGATACTAAGAAAAAAGAATACACAGGAAAACCACTATATAGACAATTACCAACAGAACAACAAGAAACAGATATTGTTCTTAGAAAAGCAGAACCATCATTAAGTGGGTTTGTATCTGAATTATTAAGTCCTAGAAAAGCAGGTAGAGCTGCTGTACCTAGAGAAGAGATAGAAGATAAAAAATTAAAAACACTTGTTAATAAACTAGATAAGTTCGGGCCTGGTAGGCAAGCAGAAAAATTAGTAGCTACATTACAACAAGGTGGTAAAGACTTTGTTGATTCTTTAGAACCTGAACAAAGAGATAAAATTAATAGTGTATTAAAAGGCGCTATTGGAAATATAAACAAAGACGTTCTTGATGTTGTAAAAAATCCAGATAATTTAATAGAAGATGTATTAGCAGGTAAAATATCCATTGATTATGAAATTGATAAAGGTTCTGGTAAGATTGCTACACCACATAGAAAAACAGCATTAACTATAAAAGATAAAGGATATGTATCAGACTTAACAAAAGACTATGAACAACAATTAATAGATGAGTTTGGAAAGACTCCAAGTGCTAAACAAGCTTCTGGGTGGTTTTCTAGAAATCTTCGATTAGATATTAGTGAAGATATGCTTAAAGAAGAGATTCAAAAAGATATAGAAAAACAAATTACTCAACCAAGCAAAGAAGAAATAGCAAAGTCTTTACAATCAGAAGCCTTTAAAGAATTTGCAGACCAAACATTTGCAAAGTTAGAAGGTGATAATATAGTAGATGAAAAGGGCAATTTAGAAAAAGGAGCTAAAGGTCTTACAGCTATGGTTGTTAGCGAAGACAGATACAAAGGTAAATACACTGGTCAAATTGGTGAAGTAGTAAAATTTGATAAAGGTGCTAATAAGGTATTAATGAAAATGCCAGATGGAAAAACAATACCTTTTAGTGTTGGTACTGATATTGCTTTAACTCCAGAATCTGCTGAAGAGCAAGGTGTTACTGTTACTGCTCCAATTGAAGAAACAGATATAAAAGAAGATGTAAAAGCAGTTGATAAAAAAATATCTCAAGGAGTAGAAGAGGTATTACGACTTAGAGATGAAGTTGATAAAGGCGCTAAAGCAATAGAGAAAGCACAAGCTCAAAGAAAAACACCACCTAGTATGATTCCATTTGTTAAAATGCAAAAAGAATTATCAACTATGCTTAAAGACCCAAATATTATAAAAGAATTAAAGGCCCGTGGTGAATTAGAATCTGTTCAAAAGTTTATTGAAGAAGACAAACCATCTCCACCTCCAACAGAACCAAAAGATGCAGAAAGTCAAGCTAAAAAAAGATTTCATGATGTTGGAAAAAGTTATGATGAAGATTCTCCTGTAGCAACTAAGAAAGTTATTGAAAAAGCAATGAAAGATATTATGGGGCCACATGCTCCAGATGTTGAATCTGTTCTTGTTAATGAAATTAAAGAAAATCCTAACGCAGTTGGTTCTTATGTTGATGGTATGTTGCAATTTGTATTGGGTGAAGCTACTGAACAGACAGCAGTCCATGAACCAGTTCATTGGTTTTTAAATAGAATACTTACTGAAGAAGAATATGCTTTCTTAGCAGAAGAGTTTAAGGGTGAAAATCCTATAGAAACAGAAGAAAATATGGCTGATGCAGCTACTCAATTCTATTTTGATAGTAAAACATTTGTTGGAAAAATAAAGAACATACTAAAGAGATTCTGGAAAGCAGTACAAGCATTTTTTGATAGTTCAATAAATGATGAAATGACTGTGTTTGATTTGTTTAGCAGAATAGGTAGAGACTTTGAGGAAAAAGTATATAAAGACAATTTTGATGCTTTAAATATTAATACATCATTGGTTGAATTAAATACAAGCCAAATGACTAAAATAGAATCACCAGAAGCAGATGTAAAAACATATAATGATTTATTTAAAAAACCCAAGAGTGAATATACTCCAAGAGATAGAAAAATATTTAACCATATTCATAGCGACTTACCAACAATAAGAAGCTCTTCTAGTTTACCAAAGTTACCTATAAATCAAAATGTTCTTAAACAAGCAATGGATACTCCATTTGCTTATAGATTTGTAGAAAATATATTAAAAATGGGAAACAAAATAAGTCTATCTCAACCATTTCCAACTAAAGGTATTTCTAAATATGAAAAATATGCTGTTGATAGATTATATAATGATATTATAGAAGATGCTGAATTTAAAGATAAAAAATCAATTGATACTGAAGACCTTGTAGATAAGTATGAAAATTATATACAACTAGAATTTCCTCTTAATTCTTATATGGTAAGATACCAAAAAGATAATTTAGATAAAGATGGAATGGCTTTTCCTATGCTTTATAAAAAATTTATTAGTAAAGATATAACAAAAGTTTATTCTGAAAGAATTATGACTACTGATGATAATTTTTATTTAGGACAACAACATGGATTTTATTTAGAAGGAACGATGGGTGAAATGCCAACAGGAGCTCCAGTTCAAAAAATTAATGGATATGGATGGTTTGTTTATGTTGAACATGATGTTGCAAAAGGTTCGATTCAAATACCTCCAATAAAGCTGTCAATAATGTATGAAATACAAAGAGATATTGACAAAATGCTTATAAAGAAAAAAGAACCGCAAGAACAAATTGAACCTACAATAAGAGGATATACAAAAAAGGAAATAGAAAGAATAGAAAAAGGAGAAGTAATAACAACAGGTAAACAAATTACTTCATTAATGGAAGACTACGTAGCCATTGTTGAAAAAAGGATTCAAACATCAATGCAATTTGCTGGCGAACAAGGATTAAGAAATTTTCTAAAAAGACCTTTTACATATACATCGCCTGAATGGCCAGATATAATAAGAGCAATTAAAAGTCCAACACTTGATGGTGTTGATATTGATATGATTATTAAGAAAGCTGGATATAAAAATAAAATTAAAACTTTTTTAGATGAAGCAAGTGAAGATGATAAAATAAAAATTAAAAAACAATATTATAATGGATATGTTGCAGAATTAAAAAACAGTTTAGATTTATTAAGAGAGAATGTTAAACAATCAACTAGGCACGCTGTTGCTGAAAGATTAGATACATCTCTTAGATGGCAAGTTGCTGGTTTGGTTAAAGAAGAATCAGAAAAACCTTACCATATTGCTAAGTTAGGTCGAGAAGTTACAAGTCAACCAGACTATATTTATTGGGATGGGAAATATGCTCCAGACGTTGTAGCTGATAAAATATTAGATGCTTTATCTCCATATTTATCAGAACATGGTAAATTGTATAAAAGTAAAGTAAAAGATTTTACTAAAAAACTTGCTATTGGTACTTTACCTGGCGAAAAGGGAAGTATTCAACAACTTGAAAATCATAAGTCGTTTTATAAAATACGAGAAAATCAAGATTTTACTAATATATTATATCCATATAAAGATAAAGGAGAAGTTACACAAATTCCAGATACTGCTCTTGTATCTTTGCCGATGGATAAAAACAAAAGAATATTAGCAGTAAAACAAATATTAACTAAAATAAGAATTAAACCTCAAGCAATAAAAAGACTTATTTCTCAATTAGATAAATATGATAATTATTCAAATAAATTTAAAAATAAAGATGAACATTCAAAGGGAAACAAAGATGAAACTTTACAATTTAACGAACCCGAATGGATAAAAATTGATGGAAATTATATTCAAAGAAAGTTTGTAAGTCCAGAAATAACTGATGATGTAAGTTTGTCAAGAGCTATTTTAACTGGATTGCTCCAAATGGAAAAATTTTTAAGAGCAATAGCTTATGATAGAGACCTAAATACAGTTTCTCATATAGGTAAAGAAACAAATTCAGGAATGTATCCTGACCATAACATTTCACAATATGACGCATTTCATGAACAGTCCGTTGAAGATAGATTAAAATCGGAAAAATGGGATATAGAGGTAGGAGATTTAAAACAGCAAAGAAAAAATCTCATGTATGTGATTAATAGAGAAATCGGTTTAAAACAAAAACAAAAACAATCTGTAGACCGACAAATTGCAATTAGTAAAAGAAGAATAAAAGCACTAGAGTCTAGATATAGTTTATTTAAAAGGGATTTTAAAAATATTGACCAAGCTATTGATTCGTGGGTTAATGAAGGAAATAGGCAATTAAGAGGGCTTTTAAAAGATAAACATACTTTAGCATTATTAGCAGAATATGATTCAACAATGCTTGAATCTATAAATAAAATTAAATTAATGGCTGAGACAAAACAAGACCCTCAGACAGAAAGATTTTTAAATGAAGCAAAGACATTTAGACAAAAACAAGTATATACATATATATTAAAAGCAAAAGACAGAGGAATTTCCTTTGCTGGTTTTGGAGGAGCAAAAGCACATTCAAAACTTGAAGCTCAACTTGATAAATTTGAATCCACTTCTAGATTATATTTAAATGATTTTGAATTAAATGACCCATACAGAGTTAAAACATATGAAGAATATCAATTGAAAAAGGTTGGTGATGGTGGAAATTTAGCACTTGTTGATAAGATTTTTGGATTAACAGAAGGAAATCATTTAAAAACAGATGATATGCTTTTAAAAGAACTTCGTTCAATGATTCCAGAACAAATTATT